CAGCCTTACGCAGGTTCTGTATCGGGTGATATCGCCGGTACGGGCGCTGAGACCATGCAGAATATCTACCAATATTCGAAATATGCTGCCGCCCAGGAACAGGCTACGATCTCCATTCAGGGACCTGGTACAGCGGATGCCGGCACAGAGGGTCGGTTCTATCGTAAATTGAAAGATGCCTATGCCGAGGTCAAGCCTGGTAACCCATTTGGTGTGTATACGGGCTCAATGGCGTTTGGTCAGGGTTGGTTTTTGGATACGGGTTATGTGGCATCAGCCAATATTCGTGACTTCACGGTTGTTGATGATAACGGCGTAACCCGATCACCACCTAACCTGCAATCACTTTCGATTACGGGTGCGGCGGTTGATTGGCGCTTAGCGGCATTCCGGTCAACTGGTGCTGGATTGACCCCTATTCTTAGAAATGAATTTGATGTGGGTGTTGTGGGTAGTGGTAATAACCAAGCAGCAGATTCTACGATTTTGATTGGAGCAAACACCCGCACAGTATCTCCAACGCCTGCAGATGTGCCTGATACTGGCGTTTTGTATGCTCTTGATCCCAATGACACGGGGAATTATTTGCAGTTCCCTTATAGTTCGGTAAATCGGACAACCAACGTGTTCACACTAGCCTCTGGAACCATTGGTGATGTGACGGGCGCGGTTGATCTGACGCTGGATGATAATGTACATGTAGCATTCATTCGTGATACAGCTTCTGGCTCGTCATTATCGAACACCATTCAATATCTGGCCGACATCCCGATTGTTTATAAAGCCCGTTTGAAAGGATTTAAACCGTTTAGAGGTACGGGTACATTCTCCAGCACAGGGGCCACACTGCCGGTTAACCAACAGCCTGATACCATCGTCGACCTGCCGTAATGGCGGAACGCTCAGATATAACGGTGGACTGGGGCATCTCTCCGCGTCTTGCGGAGGTTGCCCTACCATCCACTGAGCTCGCGACGCAAGATGCGCACGATACATTCAATTCCAACACCCTTCAGCCTGGAATGGCCGATGCCTCATTGGAAAACATTGATGATGAACCAATTATCGCCTCTGCTGGCAAAGAGGACCTGGGAGGCGGAACATCAGTTGGCATCACGGCCACTTTGCTTGATATGCAGATTGCGTTTGAACGTACTGCATCAAGATCATCCGGAGCGGTAACCACAGCAGATTCTGCTGGTGAGTTACTTATCGATAATTTGGCTGATTTCGTCACTGAAGGCGTGCAGCGTGGTGACTGGGTTATTAATTTTACCGATCAGTCAGTTTGCGAAGTTTTATCTGTTGTCGATCTAAATACACTGAGAACCAGGGCTCTATCTGACGGCACTGATAATCAATTCGATATTGCTGATGTTTATAAAGTCTGGGAAGTATCTGAATGCAACCTGGTTGGCGGTAACTATGTGGCCGAAGATGATGCAGGCGACCCAATCAACCCACTTTTTACCACTTTTGGGCGCTTTGCAACGCGAACATCTTCCTCTTCAGCCACATCAACCTCACAGGCACTTTTGGAGCACGGAACCTTCAATGGCGGTATTTATTGGGACGCTATTGGTGGGAAAAGCTCAATAATCGAGGATACTGATGGCAATGAGGCAGAGCCGTTATTAAATCTCGATGATGTATTAACCCAGGCGGTTGATAAAGGATTCTCAAAGATATATGTGGTGTCAACCACAGCCACGGTTGCGAGTACAGACGTAATCGATGGTTATCAGCTTTATGGTGAGGGCCCAACTCAAACACTGATAACTTTCGAGGCCGGCTGTTCTACCGTTAAAACAACAATCAATGATGCTGAGATCGAAGGGGATGTCGAAGGGGCGCTCGAAGTCACTAATTGCCACATATCGCCTTTTACCGATGTCGGCAGCGCTGTGACAGAGACGGTGTTCAAGGATTGCGTCCTAAAACCAGATGCTACCAACACGATCAAGCTGGCCACGACTGCTACACAAACCATACATATCATTAATGCCAGGAGTGGTTCACCTGGTGATACTCCGATCACTATCGACGCGAATGGTGCATCGGCGGGTATAAGAATGAGTGGTTATGACGGTGGCGTATTGTTTAAAAACATTACAAACCCTCTACAAGACATATCGATAGGTACGACGGGTGGCCATGTCGCACTAGATCCTACCTGTACTGACGTTGGATCATTTGTTTACCGTGGCGATACCAAGATGACAAACCTCTCGACGATCGTGCCGATAGATCAATCATCGTCAGCGTTAGTATGGGAGCAAGATAGTGGGTCGTTCCTTGTTAAGATCGTTAAAAACCTGAAAGAAATAATAAAGATATCGGGCGTTTGGTATTTGATCATCTATGATGATGGGGAGGTATCGGGCGGCACGGAAATATTGAGGAAAGCGCTAAAAGATTCTACAGGGGCAAATATCACTGACCTTGCAGCAGGCACATTGGCAGCGGAGCTAGAAAGTAGTGTTTAATATTCAGCCAGGTCAAGGATTAGGGTTCACTGCCAGCAAGCAAATAGCATTAGGGCTTGGGACGACTACCTTTATAGAAAAGATCATATTGAGAGTGGTTCAGTTTGGATTGCACATAACCAAATGCGTGAGGTTTACCGTTGAATATTGAAACATTGTTTTTTCAGGTTATGATAACCAGAGAGATTGTTGGCAATGTAATTGTGAATCAAGCGATAACTGAGCAAATATCATTGACTCAATTAATAGCAGAGACTGTATCTGTCACACAAGAATTAAATAGTGAGGTCAGAATATGAGTGATATCTTTAAGGCCCAGACGCTCAAACTTGAATTCACTATTGTTGTCCAAGATGGTGCTGTCGTAGATTTATCAGCTGTTACCTCCTATGATTTGGAATTTAGAAAGCCTGATGGCACTTGTGTTACCAAAACACCAAGCTTTGTGTCAGATGGTACGGATGGGAAAATACAATACACAACATTAACCACGGATCTTGATCAGGCAGGCTCCTGGTCAGTTCAATCCATTGTTATTGATGGGGCTAATGATTATCCGACAGAAACAGTGAGTTTTGTGGTCCAAGACCGTCTTTGCTAAGTAACCAGGATAACTTAATGGCAAAATTCAAATTACAATGGCCTATTAAGTTAGGCGGCCATCGCACCGAGAAAAAAGCAGCACTAGGTACCAGTGATGCGCTCGGTAAATTCATGATGTTTGGTGTGACGGGTGCTGAAACGCCATCATCGGCATTAAATCTTTATAAAGCATCCTCCGCTGTCAGCAATCCAGTCAATAGAGTAGCCGAGTCTTTTGCCAGCCTGGATCCTGTCATTGAAGAAAATGGCAAAATAATCAAAGATCATCCGGTATTGGAATTATTGAGAAACCCATCACCATACTACGATGATGTACTTTTCCTTGAAACACTCGCCAAACATTACCTGGTAACCAATGAATCCGAGATTGTGGCCATCGGTAATATCAATCGACCACCACTGGAACTGCAGCCCATCAGCCCCGCCAATGTCTCCATCGTTGAGGGTCACAATGGTCTGGCGCAATCAATGGATATTTCGGGTAATACGTTGTCTGGCCAGTATATTCTTGAACTAAAAAGAAATAATGCCCGTTATTTATCAGGAAGCCTAAGAGAACTCAAACAAATCAGGGGATTTTCAGCCAATGGAAATTCGTTATTGCGCGGTCAGTCGTTGTTGGTACCAGCTGCAAAGGAAGCCAGGCAGCACATTCTCGGCAATGATCATAATGTCAGCTTGCTGGAAAAAGGTGGCCGGTTAAGCGCCGTATTCCATTTCGATCAAGATTTGAATGATGATGATTTTAATGAAACCCGTGACCGGGTACGTGATCAATACGGTGGCGCCAGTAAAGCCGGTGAAATTGGAGTGACGGCCGGCGGCAAGATGAAAATCAACGAAATGGGCGTCAATAATAAGGATATGGATTATGTGAAGCTGCATGCTATGGCACAACAGGCGGTCGCTATGCAGTACAAGGTTCCGTTGCCACTGATCACGATAGTTGCAGCCACATTCAATAATTACAAAGAGGCCAAACTGGCTCTGTACGATGATGCTGTATTGCCACTGGCTGATCGCATATTTGGTGGACTGACATCGTTCCTGATGCCAAGGTATGGCCTTGATCCATCAAAGGTTCGCATTACTTACGATATCGATACGATTACCGCCCTGGCTGTGCGCCGGAATGAAGAATTGAAGCTGAGAAAAGAACTGGGTGTCGAATCTGATAATGAATTGCGCACACTGATTGGCCGTGAGCCATACGAAGGCGGCAATGTAATTCATAAACCAGCTAATTTGATTCCGGTTGGAAGCGATACCGATACCGACGATCTGGAGCCGGTAATTATTCGAAACCAGAATGATGATGAATGAAAAAAGCGTTTAAAAAGGGGTAAATTATGGGATCAGGAATAGATATGGCGAGGGGTGATGCCCCAGAACACGCGGCAATGCTTGATGATTTAAAGGATCAACTTCTGATCGTATTGATCAAACGATTGGGCGGTAAAATCACACTGCCGGTCGCTGAGGTTGATGATACCGGTCAAGATATGCTTTCCATGAGCGTTGATCCTGAAAAAGGTTTTTATTTTGAGGTTATTAAAAAATCATGAGCGATAAACCCAAAACATGCATGACAGACGGTAGCGAAATTGCGCCAGACCATCGCGATATCAAAGAAAATGGTCAGCAAAAAGGATATGTTGTTTTATGTCCTGAAGAACGTGCAAAAGGTTACGTCAGACCACTTCGATTAAGTTATGTACATAATAAATGTGGCGCATTGACAACAATGGCGCATTCAATAGCAGAAACCTATGCCAGAGATCCGAATTTCTATGGTGGGACTTTCTGTGTTGGATGCGGCGACCATTTTCCGCTGGATGAATTCGTATGGGACGGAACTGACGAAATTGTTGGATCATAATGCCCACCCCAGCCAAGGATCTGAATAATAAATTAAAGCTCGAGGCCAAATTACGCCCGAAGATCAAGGCCTATAACGAGAAAATCCTTCTTGAGTTCAAACGACAATACAAATTCGATGGCAATATCCTTAATGTATCCCGATTTAACGATGATCTGAATGCCATACTTGCAGACCATTACAAGGAAACATCGGAGATATTCGACGACAATATCGGGCCAGGCTTGCCGGCAGACGTTAAGCCGACCGAAGAAGATCGCCGTGATATCGAGGCCGCACTGGCAGCATACTTCCTGCTGCAATCAAAGGAACGATCATCTGGTATCAATAACACGACCCAGGGGGACCTCGATCGATCAATCGTTGAAGCCTCCCAGGATGAGTTGGCGCAAGGCCTTATCGGCCGTGAGTTTGTTATTGTTGTTGCTACACTGGCAGCCGTATTTGCAGGCCGGAAGATTAACGGTAGAACAGAATCAATTATTCAGACAGAAACACAGTTTGCAGCCGAAACCGCGAAAGGCACTGAGGCCGAGATATTAAGCGGTCGAGAGCCATCCATTGTGGCGCCAAGCCGGGCAAAGAAAGCAATAAAAAAAACATGGGATACCGTGGGTGATAGCAAGGTGCGCGAGGCTCATCTTGTTGCTGATGGTCAAGAACAACTGATTTCAGACCCATTTATTGTAGGTGGCGAGAAATTGAGATGGCCAGGTGATACGTCGCTTGGCGCCAGTTTGGGAAATATTATTAATTGTCGCTGTGGTGCAAGCTATAATAAATCAGACATTATTGAATCGAGGCGATCATGACCCACTATCACGAAATGCCTGATGGAAGTAAAACAGGCAACTCCATCATTGACGAAGAAAACCCATCCAAGCATTATCATATGCTCAACGGTGTTAAATCATCAATCGAAGATAATAGTGATACCCATACTCACACCATCGATGGCCAATTAACTGGTAAAATGATTGAAACAGACGATTCCCATAAGAGGACTGATCCAATGAATTTAGAAACCAAGCGGCTTGGCGGTGTTTTAATCAGCGTTAAAGAAACAGAACGTGCCGGGGTCAAAATTGGCATCGTCGAAGGTTATATCGCCACCTGGGATATCGATCGCGGTGACTGGATGGGCGTTAAAGACCAATTTGTTAAAGGCTGCTTCCGTGAATCCATCGCTGATCATCTAAAGCGTGGCCGACAGGTACGATTCAAAGATCATCATGGCCGCACTATTGGTGGTTTCCCGATTGATACCGTCAGAGAAGATGATCGAGGCCTATTCGGTATCGCTGAAATTAATCTTGATGTGCAGCAAGGGCGCGAAGCCTATGCCCTAGCACTGCAGGGTGTATTGGTTGAATTCTCGATCGGTTTCTCTGTTGATGAATTCAGCATGGACGATGAACTGAGGGTTATCACCAAAGCAACCATATGGGAGGGCTCAATTGTTGATGAGCCAATGAATCCGGCTGCTGTCGTTACCTCTGTGAAATCCGTTGTGCCTTATCAGGACCTGCCATTAGCCGATAAAAACCGTTCATGGAATGCCAGTGCCGCCATTGAAAGAGTGAAAGAATTCACCGACTCAGATGAGGCGCCAACCATTAACTATAAAAGCTCATTTCTTCAGTATGACAAAGACCATGATGAGACATTTTCCGCCTATAAATTGCCCATTGCTGATGTAATCGATGGAAAATTACGCGCGGTCCCAAATGGTATATTCGCAGCCGCCGAATCAATCAAAAGCGGTAATATGGATATACCGGAAGCTGATCGCCCTGGCGTCATTCGTCATATTGAGAAATATTATGCAAAAATGGATTTGCCATCACCTTTTGAGGAAGATGATAAGCAGTATTTTATTGCCGACGATGTTGAGAAGATGGATGTTCGAACACTTGAAAAAGCTCTGCGAAAGACAGGATGTTTCAGCAAATCCGCTGGAAAAATGTTGGCCAAGAGATTGGCGGCTTCACCAAATGTTGACGATGAAGATGATTTGAACAATACTCAGCCTGAAAGCAAAACTTTTAAAGAAATTATTGATGATCTTAATGGCATAACGAAGTCATTAGCACCATCAGAATAATCCCCCCAGAGTGACGCGAGGTCATTTCTGTTGCTACGGCGAGAGGCCGATAGCGGTTTATTCCAACATAATCCGTTAACCTTTAAACAGGAGCAATAGTGATGACTAAAGAAGTCACCATTCAAGAAGTCAAAGAGGCCGTTGGTGCCTTGCAGACGATGGTCGAGTCCAAAGCTGGCATTAACCAGGAAGTGCTCGATAAAATTAACACCACTCTTGATGCGCACGAAGTTAAAAATCAAGAACTCATTACCCAGCTAAAATCTGCTGAAGATAAAGAGACAGAATTCAAGGAACGTATGGATGTCCTTGAGACTGAACTCGCGCGCGCAGGCAGTACCGGTAAAAAGGATAATTACAAAGAGCAGCCTGAGTACAAGGCTCTGAACGAAATGGCCAAGATGGGCATTGAAGTTCTTAGCCAGGAACATAAAGCATCGCTTCGCACTGATAATGATACCTCTGGCGGTTATCTTGTCCCGGTTGAAATGGACAATCTGATCACCAAGAAGATCATCGAGATCAGTGGTATTCGAGCCATTGCCCGGGTTCGTACTATCGGTAGCAAGTCTCTGGAAATGCCTATCCGTAACACCATCCCGAGTGCCACCTATGAAGGTGAATCTGAGGAAGGTGGCGATAGCCAGAGCGCTTACGATAACGAAACCATCACGGCATTCCGCCAGACTTTCACCACTCCCATTACCAAAGATATGCTGATGGATTCAGCCTTTGATATGGAAGCTGAGATTCTGGGTGATGCAGCCGAGGCCTTTGCCTCCGGTGAAGGTAATGGCTTTGTCGTTGGTACCGGTGCCAAGACTCCTGAAGGCTTCTTGGTTAATTCCGATGTCGTGGCAGCTGCCCGTAACACAACTTCATCCGGCACTATCGATCCAGAAGATGTCATTCTGCTGACCGGTGACCTGAAGGTTGGTTATGAGCCTGTCTACGTGATGAACCGCACCACATTGGCTTTCTTGCGTACTCTCAAGTCAACCACTGGTCAGTTCTTATGGCAGCCTGGCATGAATGGCCCTGTGGCGAATACTTTGAACGGTTTCCCATATGTGCTGGCTCCCGATATGCCTGACATTGCAGCTAACTCGCTGTCCATCGCCTTTGGTGATTTCCGCCGCGGTTATACCATTGTCGATCGTACCGGCATGAGCGTGATTCGTGATGAACTGACGTTGAAGAAAAAAGCCATCGTTGAATTCACCATGAACCGCTGGAATACCGGTCAGGTCACGTTGCCAGAAGCCATCAAACTTCTGAAAACATTGCCTTAATAGTTAATTAGCGGGGTGTAAAAGCCCCGCTTTTTAACCCATCATTAATTTATAGAGGAATACGACGATGGAATACGATCTTCATAACAACGTGAATGCGGCCATGGCTTTGAACGAGGCAGCAATTACAACCGACACGACAACTGTTGGTGAAATCATCGATACAGTTGGATACGAAAGCCTGGAATATATCCTTGCTTCCGGAACTATCACTGATGGCGCCTATGCATTGCTGCTAGAAGAAGGTGATGATTCAGGTCTTTCAGATGCCGTTGCTGTACCGGCTGATGAAATTCTGGGTGATTTGGTTGGCTTTGTAGCTGCTGATGACGATACTGTTAAGCGCGTTGGTTCAGTTGGCAAAAAACGCTATCAACGCCTAAGCATTGTCTCCACCGGTACCACCACTGGCGCTGATTCAATCGGTGCTGTAGCGGTTCAGGGTCATCCAAAACACGGTGCTGTAGCTAATAATTAAAGATTAAGCTAATAATCTGCACCAAAATAAATGCAGGGGTGTAAAAGCTCCTGCATTTTTCACATCTAAAAGGGGTAAATTATGCAACATGTTAAATTTAAAGAAGCCGGTAAGTGGGCTGATCGTCCATGTGATCCAATTTTAGAAGTTGAGGCTGGCCAAACAGTTCTTGTGTCTGATGCCCTGGCCAAAATTGTTGTCGACGATGCCAAGAAAGGTAAGCGTGTTGATGATCCTGACGCTGATCCAGAAGCCGCAGCCAAAAAGGAAGCTGATCGTTTAGAGGCTGAACAAAAAGCCAAAGCTGATGCTGAGGCTCAAGCTAAGGCAGAAGAAGAGGCTCGTATTAAGGCCGAGGAAGAAGCTAAGGCAGAAGAAGCGCGTCTGGCTGAAGAACAGGCTGCCAAAGACAAAGCGGAGCAGGAAGCCGCTGAGGAGCAGGCTAAAAAAGAGGCTGAAGAAGCGGCCGCTAAGGAAAAAGCTGATGCCGAGGCTGCCGAAGCTGCTAAAAAAGAAGCCAACAAAACTCCACCAAAAAAAGATAAGGGCAAAGCAGAGAGTAAATAATGTCCGATCTTTATACGCGAACCAATGCAGGGACGAGCCCGGTCTTACTTGCCGATGTTAAATCGTATTTAAAACAAACATCGACTGCCGATGATGGTCTGATTCAGGTATTTATTGATTCAGCGACTGAATACGGTGAGACTTATACAGGCCGGGCTTTTCGCAAACAAACATGGACGTTGCTAATTGATGCATTCGCTAATCGGATTGCTCTCAACAGAAACCCGATTGATGCCATAACAACCGTCAAATATCTCGTCAGTGACGTCCTGACCACTATTGTCGATACGGTTTATTATCTGAAAAAGAATGTCCAGTGCGGTGAAATCCTGTTAAAAGAGGATCAGGACTGGCCAACAGACCTAGATGAGATTGAGCATGGCATTGAAATTATCTTTACGACCGTTGCTTACCAAGATATAAATCGCATCAAAGATGCTCTGTATCGCCATGTAGCCTATTTGTACACTAATCGCGGTGATTGTGATGTGGAGTCAGCAGGCAAAGCATCGGGCGCTGACGCCATTTACGATTTATTCCGCATCCCCAGGGTTTAGTCATGTCTGACAGTGTGATTATTACTGTCAAAAATAATGATTGGACGGATATATCCTCCGATATTAATAATGGATATTTCACTAATCACGCAGATCAATATATTTTATATGTTGAAGCATCCATCAAGCCTGATGCAGATATAGCAATAGGCCACAGGTTAAATCCTGGCGCAGAAAAAACATTTTACTTATCTGGTAAGCAAAAAATATGGGCAAGGGTTGTCAGTACGCTCAATAATAATGCGCCTGTTGTCGTTACAGATAGCGATCCGGTCCCAGTAAATACTCAATTAAATCAATCTGCCTTTGGTGACCTGAAAGTCTCTGAAATGACCCCAGTCGTTCAGATAAGTGCTGAATATGGTTTATTAAATCAGGTTTTAACTGTAATCGATGAGGGGGCAAGTGGCACTACTACGGTGGTGGATAATAAATTCACGTCCCAATCAGGAACAGCATCTGATGGTCTCGCTGCCATCTTAACGTCTAGATTATTATCTTATAGGCCAGGGCAGGGAGCCGTCGCCAGACTCACATCATTATTCTCAGCCGGTGTTGCCAATAGCCGTCAATTGGCCGGAATGATTACAGCGGAAAACTCTTTTGCATTTGGATTTATCGGTGCTGACTTCGGAATTATCCATACTCATGATGGAGAAAGCGAATATCAGGAATTAACAATCACGACACCGGCATCTGGGTCTGAAAATGCTACTGTTACTGTGAATGGTGTTGCCTATACGGTGCCACTGACTGCAGGAACGGTTCAACATAATGCTTTTGAGATAGCGGAAAGTTTAGAATCGCAAGTTCCAAACTATGATTTCACATCAAATAATGATCAGGTATTAGCACAAGCTTTGATCAATGATCCTGCTGGGTCATTCGCATTTTCAAGTTCGACCGCTGTTGCAACATGGGCACAAATAGCAGCTGGGCTATTCCCAGAAACCGATTTTACACCGCAAGCCGATTGGTCCCAAGAATCATTACTTTCTGGAGATAGCCCTCTTGATCCATTGAAAGGGAACGTTTACCAAGTTCAGGTTCAATATTTGGGTTTTGGTGCAATTAAATTTTATGTCGAAAATCCAGATAAAGATGAAGGCTCTGGAGATTTTATTCTTGTGCATATTATTAGATATGCAAATACCGCAACAATACCTAGCGTTACTAACCCATCATTTAGAATAGGATGGGTGGCCAGGAACTTCGGTAATACAACGAATTTAACTGTTGCTGGATCATCGGCTGCTGGTTTTATTGAGGGTAAAGTAAAAATTACTACCCCACCAAGATCAGATGATAATGATCAAATTAATGTTGATACAACATTGACCAATATTCTTGCATTCAGGAATAGACTTAATTTTGGCGGGAAAAGAAATAGGGCAGAACTTAAACCGTTATTACTCAGCCTATCAACACAGGCAGTTAAATCGGCATTCTTCCAGATCATTGCTAACCCGGTCTTTGGTGGCGATATGGATTTCAACTATATCGATAAAGACAACTCAATTATGGAAACGGCGAAAGATAAGGTCTCTGTAACTGGAGGTCAATTAGTTGGTGGTATCACTGTTGTTGCTGGTTCATCAGAATTGGTAGAATTTAATATTAGGGATGATATAGAGTTTTTTTCTGGTCCAGGACAAGTATTCAGTATTGCCGCGAGAGTATCTGGTGGCGCGGCTGCTGATATGCAGGCAACTGGAACATGGGTGGAGGATATCTAATGCCTAAATGCCAAAAAATTCAACGTAAGAAGCGCCAGGTCTGTATTGGCGATATGAATGAGCAGATTATCCTGCAGGACAGGGGAATCGGTGAGCCGTTATTTGGTAGCGTTGATTTCGGTGAGGATTTTACTAACATCGATACAGTATGGGCGGCTATCAATACCGTCAGCGGGAAAACTTTCTTCGATGGCGTTAATACTGAAACCAATATTACCCATGAATTCTTTATCAGGTTTGATGCCAGCGTATCAGCAGAAACTTGGGTTGAATGGAATTCCAGACGGTTTGATATACTTAATCCTGAAGATTACGATGGCCGAAAGGAATTCATGAAGTTAACCTGTGCGGAACGTGGCGCCAAAACCATTGAGGCAACTAAGGCCTGATGCTATGAGCGTTCAATTCAAAGAGGATCCAAAAAATAAGGTCGTTTATGCTAAGATTGAGAACCTGGGTAAGATTACCAGTCGATCGATCAGGCAAGGTTTTTTTATGCTGGGCAAGGATTTAAAGCGAACCGCCAACAAGAATATCCTCAGTAAGCCAAAGGGCGGCAAGGTTTATATCGCTCGGACCAGAAGTGGTAGACGACGCAGGCATAGAGCCTCTGCTCCTGGTGAATCCCATGCCAATCGTTCAGGCATGCTGCGCCGTAGTCTTGGCTGGAAAGTTAATGGTTCAAAATCCATGGAATTCGGCTATGGTGTAGATAAACCCGCGCCTGACTACGGCAAATTCGTTGAAGATGGTACTTTTAAAATGAAGCCTCGTCCTTCTTTGGCAATAGCTGTGAAGCAGACTAACAGAAATAGTGAATTGTACGTTGGCCAAATGTTTGAGAAATTGACCCGATGAAAGCCGAGGACATAATCAATCAGTTGGCGATCGCTCTGCCAAACTTCTCTGATAAATTCACCGCGAATTTTGATATCACCAGCCTGACCCGTAGCGGAACAACCGTCACGGCAGTTACCAGCGCAGTCCACAACCTGGTTGCGAATAAGCAGGTCAATATCATTGGTGCGAAAACGCCAATAAATATATCCACACTTACCCGGGCAGGCGTTATCGGCACATTAGTCACCGACGCTGATCATGATATGACGGAGGTTTATTCGGCCAATGTTGAGTTAAATGGATCGACAGAGGCTGAATTCAACGGCACATTTATCGTTTTATCAGTTCCAAATCGTCGCACGATCACATTCACTATGACTGACTCTGGACCTACCACGGCGACAGGCAGTCCACTCCTGCTAAATGGTTCGTCTTATCTGAAGCAATACAACGGTCTGAAAGAGGTCGACACAGTCCCATCCACGACGTCATTTACTTTTGAAATCACTGATACCACGTTATTCACACCGGCTGCAGGCACTATCAAGGCAAAGACTGATCCCAGGATATCGGGCGCCATATCAGTTGAGCGTATTGTCGATGCTTATACCAAAAAGGCACAGGATGAATATTGGGCATTTGTTGTCCTGGGCGATGTGTTCGCTTCAAAAAGCAGAAAAATTGAATCAGATGCTACAGATAATCAACAGCGTGGAAATGAATTCAGACAGCAGATAATCCAGCCTTTTACCATCGTTGTGGCGATACCTACTAAGACAGAAATTGCTGCGAGGGCTGCCAGGGATGAGGCTGAAGATTTGATGAGACCTATTTGCCGGTCGGTATTATTCAAAAAATTCGATTCTCAGTTATTTGTCGGTGCACAAAATCCATCCCAGTTTGTTGACCATGGCTTTACAGCATATAACTCTGCTTTTTACATCCATTCCTATAACTTCGAGTCGACGGCTGACATTACATTTGATGATACTGTAGGCTATGATGATGACGTAGCCTTTCGAGATATCATTACAAATATGACGATCGACCTTGGCACAAGAGAAGATCCTCTCACAGCAAACATTGATCTGGATGATGAAATATTACCTTGATAGAAGGATATTGAAATGCCAACTATACTGATTAAGATTAATAAACCGATCGATGGCCATAAATCTGGCGAAGAAATCAAAGTTGAGAGCGATGAATTCGGAACACCATTACAACATTCATGGCGTCGACGTTTAAAGGATGCTGAATTTGATCAGTGCTGTGAAGTCGTGGAGCCTGTTGGCATATTAGATTTATCATCATCAGATGAACCGGAAAAAAAGACGTCAGACAAGCCCAAGCGCAGTTCAAAAACCAAACATCAGGAGACTGAAAAATGACCATCGTGGCGCAACCTAAAGTATCGGTAAATATCGTCAATGCTTCACAAGCGGTGGAGAACACTGTTCAGAAAGTTCTCTTTGTTGGCCAGAAGGTCGCTGCAGGCTCCGCGGTTTCTGGTGACCTGCAGGAAAATATCCTTAACGATAATTCCGAAGATACATTATTCGGTGTTAATTCAATGCTGGCCGGCATGATTCGAGCCGCAAAGAAAGAAAACAAAATTACCATCATGGATGCCATCGGACTTGATGATGCGGCTGGTACCGCAGCCACTGGCACGATTGTCCTCGTTGGTACAGCGACAGAGGCTGGCACACTGGAAGTGATTATCGGATCTGAGAAGAATCACAAATACAGCATTGCTGTGGCATCGGCTGATTCAATTACTGATATCGGTGATGATATCGAGGCCGCAATACTGGCTGATCTGGATTGCCCGACGACAGCTGCGAATGTTGCCGGCACAATTACTATGACTGCCGATAATCTTGGTACCTTGGGCGACGATATCGGAATAAGTATCTCTGGTACGGTAGCCGGAATAACGCATTCAGTGACCGCCATGACGGGCGGTGCCACTGATCCAACATTAACCAGTGTCCTAGATGTGGTAGGTGAGAATCGTTACCAGACTATCATCTGGCCATATTCTGCCGATACTAGCGCCCTGAGAACCTTTCTGGATACCCGTTTCAACGTGGATAATAAGGTTCAGGACGGCATTGGTATCACGGCCTCTCAAGATAGCCTGTCGAACCACAATGCCCTGCTGACGGCTCTTAACAGCGAAAGTCTGACTTATTTCACCGATAAGCTTGAGTCTGAAACCTCCTATAAGGGCCCAGCCATGATGGAGTTATCACCGGTTAAATCATCCCAGTTTGGCGCCATACGCGCTCTCAGGCTGACAGACGGGGCAAGTATCTCCCAGTTCATCATTGCCACTAACGGCCCCAGTGACTCATTTGGCGGCCCTGCGCTGGCTTCCAAGCCCTATTTCAACACCACCATGCCGAATTTGCCTTTAATTGGTGCAGGCCGCGGCTGGAATGATACTGAAATCGAGCAATTGCATGATAATGGCGGGTCTGTATTGGGCAATAATACAGCCGGCAATACCTCGATCGTCGGGGAAGTGGTCACCACATATAAAACTGATTCAGCCGGTAACCCTGATGTCAGCTTTAAATATATGAATTATGTGGATACCGCCAGCAATGCCCGGGAATATTTCTTTAATAACCTGAAGGCTCGGTTTGCACAATCCAGACTGACAGAAGGTGATGTGATCCGAGGCCGTGATATGGCCAATGATCTGACTATCATTACATTCTGTGAAAAGCTGTATCAGGACTTATCCGGCCCTGATTATGTTCTTGTCCAGGCTGGTGAGACGGCGTTCAAGTTCTTTAAGGACAATATTACGGTCACTCTGGATCTGGCCAGTGGTCGCGCCACAATCAATATGACGGCGCCTATCGTAACTCAGCTGAGAGAAATCCTGGCCACATTCAAGATTGCTTTCAGCACAACCTCATAATTTATTTATTCAATTATTTATTGAAGATAGGAGATTAATGTAATGGGAATCCAAGTCGCTGATGCCGCTGTCACGGTTAATAATAATGTTGTGGCCATCGTTCCGAATTCATTGGTATTCACCGAAGGTAAGGGTGAGCAGACCATGAGGGCTGCATCAGCCGGTGGTGGCCAGGTAGAGCCAGTATATTCAAACAACATTGAAACCAATCTGTCCATGTGTCGATTCGATCTACCGGCCACGGTCGAAAATATTGAGCTTGCCCGGGAATGGAAATCAAATTCTAATCAAAATCTGGTGCAGATTGCCGGCAGAACTGCTGAAGGTAATGTCACTCGCACCTTTACACAGGCCGCTTTGTTAGCTGATTATGAAGTTCCACTTGGTTCTGATACGAATATCACCGTAGAATTCAAAGCCAACCCAGCAATTTAATAATTTATCATCAAGGGGTAAGGGATAATGCAGGAAGAAATTACTTTTAATTTGACGGAGCCGTTTAACTATGCAGAAAAAGGTGAACAGGTAGAAGCAAAATTCATCACTTTAAAGGCACCAACATCAAGGAATATGAGCCATATTGCATTTCTGAAACAGGCTTTTTATCGGGCACTTCCAAAAAATCAGGAAGTAAAAAATCAGGATGATGTAAAAAAAGATGATGAAATTACCGGTGAAGATATTATGACCATATTATCGGCATCGATGGATGTTGAATTATCATCAGTTCTGGTAACAGCAAAGGAATTATTCGCATCAAAAGATATCGCTCTTGTTGATGGTGAAACAAAGGTTACCAAACCAATATTGGATGATATGGGCCCTGATGATTTTTTTGCTATGACTGGAGAATATCTCGCAAATTTTATCCTTGCTTCGGTATTGCAGAAGATGAACAACGCCTGATTAGCAAGATTGTCGACCTGGTTGCATTCTTTGAAGGCGGTGTTGATTATCACAAAATAAGAGATACACCATTACCGGAGCTGTCAATACTTTATAATGAGGCTCTCAGGATTGATAAGAAACGGCTTGAGGCAATAAGGAAAGGCAAATCATGAGCAACAAAGTCAGCTTTCTTTATATCGCCCAGGATAAGTTCACTCGAATTACCAATAAAATTGGTAACTCATCCGATAAAGCAAGAAAAAAATTCCGTAAGTTGGGCAATGAAGCCGATAAATCATCCAGAAAGTTTAAAAAATCATCTGGAATATTTACATCAGGACTTCAAAAGATCGCCTTGGCAGCCACTGCTTTTGTCGGCATCAGAAAATTCATTCAAGTTGGTGCTGAATTCCAGGCCTCGATAGCCGATCTGTCAGCCATCACCGGTGCAGCTGGTAAAGACCTTGATATTCTGACCCAGAAAACTCTCAAAATGGCGCGTGTATCCGTCACATCCCAGGCAGAGGTTGCCGAGGCAATTAAGCTTGTGGCATCAGCAAAACCTGATTTACTTCAAAATCTGGATGCTTTGACAGCGACAACAGAACAAGTGTTGTTATTGAAAAATGCTGCCGGTATTGATTTGGCTAGTGCTGCCAATATCACTGCCCAAGGATTGAATATTTTCGGTGTCGAAGCATCAAAAGCCGGTGAATTTGTCAATATTTTGGCCGCTGGTGCAAAGCTTGGATCATCTGAGATCAGAGATACTGGCGAGGCTATGCTGCTTGCAGGCCCAGCGGCGCGTGCTGCAGGCCTGAATTTTGTTCAGTTGAACGCCGCCATTCAAACTGTGGCAAAAGGCGGCATCAAGGGTGCCAGGGCTGGTACCGCACTGAATGCCATTCTTGGACGATTACGTCGGCAAGGCATTGATTTCCAGAAATTAGGTCTTGAAGGTGCATTCGAAGCCGTCAAGAAAGTGCTAGATCGCGTGACGGACAGCACAAAGCGTGCTCAATTAGAAGCCACAATATTTGGTGAAGAACATGCCAAGGTAGGTCTGGCTCTATTGAACAATACCAGGTTGCTTGGTCAGTATGAGGTCTCTCTGAAAGGTACCAGTATTGCCCAGGAGCAAGCTGATATTCGCCTGAAAACATTCAATAAGCGCTGGGAAAGGCTGGGAATTTTGATCAAGGATATCGTTATTAGAACATTCCTTAGACTTGAGCCCATATTGAGCAAACAAATAGATAATTTGTCAAAATGGTTTGATGCGATTGATCCAGCCCAGGTAGATAGTTTCGCCGAATCACTAAAGGGATTACTGCAAGTCGCTTTGTTTATTATCGATGCATTCAAAATTGTGGCAGCAGTGTTTAAAGGCGTCGGTACTGCTATTGGTGAGTTTGCCGGACAAATAGCGACACTCAATTTTGGGGAAGGGTTGAGCACTGATATTCGAGAGGCCTTTTCTGTAGGCGGTAAGCTATTTGGAATATTCGAGAATCAGAAATTAGAAGGAAATCTTGGCGCCGGCCAATCATCGAGAACTGATATTAATGTCAATCTAAAATCACCAGAGGGCGCTATTGAATCGGTGAAATCACGCACCACAGGATCCGCATCGGGACTGAATGTGGGGCTTAATATGGCGACAGCACAATGAGCCTGGTTGATGAATTATCACCCGGATCATATAAAGGCGTTTCTTTCCTGATCGCAAATTCGCGCGTGGCCGGTGGCCGGAAAGATGTTCTTCATTCATATCCAAATTCAGACAGGCAAACCATTGAGGATTTGGGGCTTAAACCTCGAGTCTTTGATGTTGCGGCAATAATTAACTCTGATGCCGATAATGAAAACTATATTCAACGGCGTGATCGTTTCCTGGCGATTCTCGAAGAAGGTGGTCCAGGCACACTGATTCATCCGCTATATGGTCAGATTGAGAATATTGTTGCCAGAAACTGGACGCTGGTTGAGGATCTGACAGAGCTCGGCGATGGCAAGATCAACATTACTTTTACTGTTTCCAATGATCTTGGCGTACCGGTTAAATCTCAGAATACTCTCAGCGTTATTGAAAAGGCGAATGATGATTTATTGGCAGCTATAAATTCAGATGTCGCTGAAAATTACACCGTAAATACATCTAATCTAAATAGTTTTACTGATGCTGTCGCCATATTGGATGACATGGTGACAGAATTTAATTCAAACACTAATTTCTTGCAGGCGAATGCCGATAAAATTAATGCATTTACTAAGGATTTGAGTGAGTTCGAAGCAAATATAACCACACTTATAATCTCTCCACAGGCGTTATCAGACAGCATTAATAACTTATTCACAACAATTGGAAATTTATATCCAACCGTCGAAGCTACGGCTGATGTGCTTGCTGGTTTCTTTGATTTCAACGATGGAAAAACGGTCAGAGATGAGACTACGGCATCAAGGATTCAGCGTAATAACAATGATAATCTGATGAAAGCATCTATGCAGAATATGTCTTTGAGCCTGGCTTACTTCAGTACAGCACAAATTGATTTTGAAACAGTGGCTGACATTGAAACTCGTGCTGATGCCCTTGAAATTCAATATCAAAAAGTAATAGCAGCAGATGGACTGCAAGAAGATACGAAATCCGAATTGAAAAATATGCGCAGTGAAATGCAGCAGTTTTTTGATGATCAGAAATTAACGGCCAGACAATTGGTTACTGTAAATACTCATCTAACATCAGCAAGATTATTGGCATATCAATACTATGGAAGCTCTGATGAAGGTGAAAGGATTGCTGATCTTAATGATACAGACGATTTAACCTTTATCGAAGGCGATGTGACTATACTTACCGCATGAAACTTGAGGTCAACGGCATTGAGTACGAACATTTTACATCGGCCAGCGCAGAAATCCGGCTCGATGCGTTAAGCAATACATTTTCTTTCACGGCAGTTTCAACAAACGATGAGCCATTGCCATTCCAGGGCGGCGAACCCTGTCGTGTGATTGTTGATGATCAAGCTGTGGTTACAGGATCTATTGAAATTGTCAGTGGTAGCCATGATGGAAATACTCACACTATTTCAATTCAGGGGCGCGATAAGACTGGCGATCTACTTGATTCAAATATTTCATCGCTGTCTGATTTAAAAGAAACGATTACTCTGAAAGCTATTATTGAAAAGGTTCTGAAGAATATAGATCTTACCCTGAATGTCATCGATGAAGCAGGCCCGGATCCATTTAATCCTGCTGAAGATATCCAGGCGCCAGAATCTGGTGATAATGCTTTCGAATTTTTGGAGGCATTGGCACGAAAAAGACAGGTTTTATTAACATCGAATGGTGATGGAGATATCGTGATCTCGGAAAGCCCGGGCGGCGATTCAGGCGGTATATTGCAGAACATCATTGGTGCGAATGATAATAATATTCTCGCGGCATCCTATAGCTATGACCGGACCGGTCGGTTCAATATTTACAAAATGTCCTCCGGAATGAATCCAATTTCTCTTAATAATGCCGGAACCACCTCAATCAGTTCCCTGGTTAATCAAAGCGGGATAATCACCGATGCACAGATCAGAGCCGGCAGGCAGCTTGTCTTAGTCTCAGAGGGCTCATTTTCTGATACCCAAGATGATAAACGGGCAATATGGGAAGCCAATATTCGGAAAGCCAGGGGACGTGTTTATTCTGCCACTGTGCAGGGATACAGGCCTGATCCTGATTCCGCCTTTTTATGGAATGTGAATGAATTGGTAACGGTCGTGGATAATTTTGCTCAAATCAATGCACAGATGTTGATTAATACCGTAGCCTTTGGCTTTGATCTCCAAGGTGGAAAGACCACAACATTATCGATGATTGAGAAAAATTCATATCAATTGACGCTTGAAGAGCCTGTTTCGCAGGATCTGGGTGGACTTTTCGGATGATGAACCGACTAAAAAAATTAATCAGATGGGCGCGTATATCCAAAGGTGGATCTGATGATAAACAGTTCCCAGTTCAACAAGTAGAATATATGGGAAAAGTTGGTGATTGCATGATGATCTTTCCATACGGAATGCACGGCAATGCATCAGAGGATTCGTTGGTTTTGATGATGACTCCTAATGCTGACTCAGCAAACAGAGCCGGAATACCTGGTACTCCACACGAGAGGCCAAAAATGGCCATCAATGAATTTTGCTTATATCACCCGAAAACACAGTCTATAATTCATTTCAGAAATAATGGCGATATTGATATTGATACATCCAAAAATAAGTCCGGGAATCTTAATGTAAACACAACTCAGGCAAATATTACGGCAAGCAATTCGGTTAATATTACGGCACCGGATACCAATATTAATGGCAATTTGACTGTTACAGGAGATACATCATTGAGCGCAACGGTAACAAGCAATGGTAAGGATATCAGCGATACCCATACTCATCCTCAAGGAAATGATAGTGATGGTGATAGCCAGGTGAATACAGGAGGCGTGGTTTAATGTCCGATATAACACAAAATGAATTAAGAAAATTATTTTACTATGATAAAAAAATGGGTAATTTAATTTGGCGATTGTCACTGAATCGTGGTGTAAAGCCCGGCAATATTGCCGGCAGCATGAATAAAAAAACAGGATATCTAAGGATTACTATACGAGGGAAGGGATATATGGCCCATAGGCTTGTTTGGTTGTGGCACTATGGATCATGGCCTAAAGATCAAATCGACCACATCAATAGAAACAAAGCAGAGAATAAGATAGAAAACTTACGGGATGTCGATACATCAACAAATCATTTTAATATTGATTTGAGAAAAAATAATAAATCAGGTGTAACAGGCGTTCACTGGTATCAGATTACAAAAAAGTGGTGCGCAATGATAAAAATAAACAACAAAGGTAAAAATTTAGGATATTTCGGTAATATTTTTGATGCCGCTTGCGCTAGGAAATCAGCAGAAAATAATCTAGGTGTCTTATGTCCGTAGACGCTATTTTAGTAGAATCGAACAACGGATTCGATTTCAATATTGATTCAAATGGTGATATCGAGACGGAAAATTTCTTCGATACCGCTATCCTGATGTCAATATTTTGTGAGCGCCGTGCCACTGCTTCAGAGGTTCCACAATCACATCAACGCCGTGGATGGATTGGGAATGAGCAAGGTGATGGTTTTGAGATTGGTTCTAAACTATGGTTATTCGAGCAATCAAGGGTAACGAGATCATTATTGTCTGATATCGAAAAAGTAGTATTTAATTCTCTTTCGTGGTTAATTGATGATAATTACGCTGTTAATATTGAGGCAAAAGCAGAATTGAGTGATAACACTGTTACGCTCACAGTCACGATAGAAACACCAAGTTCAAAAGTAGAAAAGCGTTTTTACGAGCTCTGGACTAATACAGGAATCAGATAATGGCATTGAATCTTCCAGAATCAGCAGATGAAGTCGTTCAACGAGCCAAGACTGATGTTCAGCGTGAGGTTGTTGAAAGTAATCCATTCCTGAAGAATAGCTGGCTTGGCGCCATCATTACTGGTTATGCGAACCGTATTTTTGATTTTTATTTACAATTAAAAGAAGCTATTAAGCAGTCTATTCCCGATACATCAACAGGTGATTTTCTCGAAAGATGGGCTTCGATCTGGTCTATTAATCGCCTTGCTGCTACATCAGGCGGAGGTAATATCGTCGCCACCGGTACCGCAACGACATCGATACCTGCATCAACATTATTTGTATCAAGTGACGGCAAAGTTTATGAATCTGATAATGCTGTCGTAATTGCAGTATCAGTATTAAATGTGACGTCTATTACCAGGAGCGGAACAACAGCCACGGTTACTACGGATGGTGATCATAATTTGGCAAATAATGTTCCTGTGACAATGGCCGGTGCAGGCGAGACTGACTATAACGTGACGGATGCTGAGATCATCATCACTGGTCCGGATACATTCACTTATCAGGTTTCAGGTGCTCCAACTACGCCAGCGACAGGTACTATCACGGCCGCACATACATCAATTCCTGTTCCTGTTACAGCCCAGGATTTTGGCGCCGATACAAACCAGGTGGCTGGCACTGAGCTGAAATTACAATCACCAATAGTTGGTGTGGATGATGAGGCCAATGTTGATTTTGGTGAAATTGGTGGTGGTACTGACCAGGAAACAGATGAAGAATTAAAGATCAGATTAATAGATCGTATTCAGAATCCTATCGCCCATTTCAATGTTGCTGAAATTACAGCTGTTGCAAAAACAGTCGCTGGCGTTACCCGGGTATTTGTTCAGGAAATAACTCCAAATGTTGGACAAGTAACTATTTATTTCATGCGCGATAATGATGCCGATCCGATCCCAACACCTTCAGAAGTGATTGATGTTGATACTGTTATTCAGTCAATCAGACCAGCAAATACAGATCCATTAGATGTTATTGTTAATGCGCCGACAGGCATTTCAACTGATTTTATATTCACTGCATTATCTCCAAATACATCAACCATGCAGGATGCAATCAGCGCGAATTTACGACAATTTTTTGATGAACAAACCAATGTCGGCGTCAATGTTGATCAGGATGCATATCGATCAGCTATATTTAATACGGTTGATACCGTGACAGGTGATTCTGTTTCAACATTTACTATTTCTGCACCAATAGGTGATATCACGATTGCTAGTGGAGAGATTGGTATTCTCGGAAATATTACTTATCCATAATGGTTACTATTATCAGAACAATTGATGATCAAGCAAAAAGCCTGGCGAATTATCTGCCAGGAGGTAAATTATTCAGAATCAAAAATTTCAAAAATAGTAATTTTAGGAATTTATTAATCGGCCTTGCAGGTGAATTATTTACTGCAGATGGATATTTGAGGAGCTATTCACAGGAAATATTACCTGATCAGACTGTTTTATTTATTGATGAATGGGAAAAAGCACTAGGTATACCTGATGATTGTTTTTTTGGTAATGGAACATTAGATGAAAGACGCCGTGATATATTGGTAAAACTTGCATCATCTGGGATACAAACCGCACAGGATTTTGTTGATCTGGCAGCATTATTTGGAGTGTCGGTTATTGTAAAAGCAGGAGTTGATGGAAGCGTACCAACATTATTTCCAATGACATTCCCGTTATTATTTTCTGGTGATATAACACATCTTAGATTCACAATTATTATCCAATTTACAGTTCTTGATACCAGCAGATTTCCACTATATTTTCCATTTATATTCGGTTCAGAGCTAATAGTTACACTTGAATGTTTGTTTAATAAGCTAAGACCAGCAAATTGTGCTTTAATATTTGAACAAATCTGAGGAATGAATCATGCAGGATTTAAACGATAAAATTACTGGAAATTCATTAACGGCAAATGAATGGAATGAAATGCCGACAGAGCTTCAAAATATAATTGAAGCTGTTGGTCAGACATTGAGTGCAGGCGATTTAGAACAAGTAAGAAAATCCTTAAATTTGGTATTTATTAGCTTCACGGAATTACGTGCTGTTGCAGCAGGAATGGGAACCGTTCTTGTTTCTGGATATGCTGCTTCTGGTGATGGTGGTGGCGGTGAATTTTATTGGGATTCTGCCTCTACTGAAACTGATAATGATGGAACAATTATAAAAGCCACATCAATAACAACTGGTCGGTGGAAACGACTTGTTACAGGTGAAGTTAATGTTAAATGGTTTGGCGCTGTAGGTGATGGTGCAACAGATGATTCAACTGCTATTCAAGCTTCTATTGATGCAGTCACTGCTTCGAAAGGCATTGTATTTTTCCCAGAATCAAGCTCAAGCTACTTTATAGCATCGGCTCTAACCGTTCCACGAGGCGTCACTCTGAAGGGTCTAGGACATGATTCACCATCTACTATCGAGTGCGACACTCTAAATAACGATATAACATTTATTACATTGGTCGGATATGCTCAGATTGAATCTCTGAATATAGAGGGTAACTCAACAACTCAAGGAATACTTGTTGCCATAACTGGCGGTATTTATACATTCACCGGCAATGTAAAATTAAAAGATGTAAGAATTACCGGGGCAGAGGTTGGTTTATTCATTAACAGCGTATTTAATCTTGTTTTAGATAATGTTGAGGTTATATATAACGTAATCGGCGTCGATATGTCGCCATTAACTGATGCTGGAGATAATGGTTATATTAATGTTGTAAGTTTTAACTCCTGTTATTTTATTGGAAATACTGACTATGATGTATATGCGAATCCTGCAGTACGAATGTCAGATATTGTTTTCAATAATTGCACTTTCGATCCTGGCCCAACTATTGCAAAAGTATATGCTTTTACCTCATATCCACTATCATTTAATGATTGTTATTTCGAGGGCGGGTCAACAGTTCCAGCCTTTAGCGGATATTTATCGACGGTTGGTTTTACAGCATGTTATTTCAACGGCACAAAAGGTGTCCTGCTCGACGCTACTGTTGCAGGAACTTTGTATATGGAGAGGTGCAGAACTACATCAACAGATATTATTGATTGTAATTATGCACTCCATGTTGTTCGTTTAAAGAATCAGACGCTCCCCTCATCTGGTAACGTATTCCTTACTGGACAAACTCGATTTTGGGACGATGCCATAGTAAATGGTACGACTTACGATCAAGTTGGTGCACCAGCTGGACATACTCCCGTTTTAACTGGAGCATCAACGCCAGGGTCACCAACTTATGCAACTCAAACTATGCGCTACCAAGTAATTGGTAAGCGATGCTTCTTTAATGGCAGAGTGGCAATTACTGCTATCGGGGGGATGATCGGATCACTGGAGATTTCATTACCGTTTACGGCTGTAAATGTTTCAAACACTTATAGTATGTGCGCATTAGGCACAACGGGCGTAACACCTCAGTCTGGTAAAACTTCTTTCATGGGAAGGATAACCCCAAATACTGCGCTAATGTTATTGTATCAAGATGGAGATGCTACTGGCCTAGTGCCGATACTGGCTGCTGATATAGCGGCTACCACATCATTTTTCTTTAGTGGCGATTTTGAAATAGCATAACAATGACCACAATTAAAGATAAAATCATTAGTGGAATCATCCGTGTTGAAGGTGGATATTCTAATGATTTATCCGATTCAGGTGGTGAAACAAATTACGGCATCACTGAAGCCGTAGCACGTTCATTTGGTTACACAGGTTCAATGCGTGATATGCCTCGTGAGATCGCTTTTGATATTTATTCTGCGATGTATTGGGATTCGGTTTATGCAGATGGATTGTCTGAACTATCTGAACCTATTACTGATGAAGTGGTTGATACTGCTGTCAACATGGGACCAGGCAGAGCCGGTGAATTTTTGCAGCGCTCATTGAATGTGCTCAATAATCTTGGAAGTCTTTATCCAGATATCGTGGTTGATAATGCCATTGGGAAAGCTACGGCATCAGCCTTGAAACAATTTCTGTTTTATCGAGGAAAGGAAGGTGAGGAAACACTCGCTAAAATGCTGAATAGTTTGCAGGGTGCATTTTATGTCGAACTGGCGGAACGCCGGGAAAAAGACGAAAAATTTATTTATGGTTGGTTCAAAAATAGAGTCAAATTGCCTTAGGAGTTTTCGATGTCTGGTGATGAAGTCCCAATGGTATCCCGTGAACATATGGAAACTCAGATTTCCATGGGTCGGGTTGAAACAATGCTATCAATGCATCGTGAAGATTTTCTCGATCATTCAGCCAAAGATGAAAGGATATTTGGTGAACTATTTACACTTTCACGCAAGATTGAAGATGATGTTTTATCCATCCCAGAAAAAATGTCTAAATGCCGAATAGAATTAAAGGGCGAAGTTATTGAGGATATGAAGGAAAACTTTGTTAGTAAGCCAGAATTTGATCTTTTTACGACCAAGATTGTATATGCCATTGTTGGCGGTGTTTCTGTCGCTGGCATAATTCAATGGATTCTTTCTAACTACATCAATGCATCTGCAATCGCCGGAGGTTAATATGGATTTTGGTAAATTATTCGATACATTGAAGGGACCTGCATTAACCCTTGCATCAACGCTCATACCAGGTGGTCCGGCTATCCTTGGTGCGATCAACCTCATGCTACCTGATGATAAAAAGCTCCCAGAAACCGCGACAGGCGCCGACATGCGTACTGCTGTTAATCAACTTCCACCGGAACAGCGTAGTTCTTTAATGGAAAAAGAGCTCGATGTGGAGATTGCTGACATTGAAGCATGGGCAGATATTCAGGAATCAATGGCCAAAGCTGATGCTGCCGGGGCAAGCACACGGCCAAGAATTGCGGTCATGATGGCGCAAGTAGTTGTATTCGTGATTTTGGTTTTTACATCGGTATTGGCAATCGCTATTTTTAATGAAAATACCGAAACGCTGAAAATACTGAATGATTCCTGGGCAACAATATTTGCCGTAATTGCGACTCCGACTGCCTTATTGCGTGCTTATTTCGGTATGCGCACTACAGAAAAGAAAGCTCGATATAGCGCCATGTCTGGCAATAATGTTTCCGGTGGGCTTTCCTCTATAATTAAAGCATTCAAGGGGTAAGATATGAATCTGGAAAAGACGGCAAAGGCAATGGGTGATTGGCGCACCATCTGGATGGGTGTACTAATGATGATATCGTTGGCGGCATGGGCTGGTGATACCAGGTGGATGCTTAAGACAGGCGGCGAACAAATCTCAGTTCAGATAAAATTCGATGCATTGGAAGAAGATATCGAAGAACTTACCCTTGAGAAACGATTTGAAACTAATCCTGCAAAAGTCAAAAGACTGGATGCCATGATCGAGTACAAGAAAAATAAAATGGATTCTCTGATAAAAAAATATTCAATATCCAAGGATAATTAAAATGGGAAAGAAATTAATTTTATTGTTGATATGCCTTTCTCCTGGGTTCCTGTTTGCGAGTGAACCGCACCATACAACTGTGGTTATCACCGATACAGCTAAAACCACAAAGATGCAGGGAACGGCCTTAAGCCTCGCTGCTGCTTCTCATACGTTTGACTGGGGCACCAAGGATTTGCAGGGCTCTGTTGGACTGGGTGGGTATAGTGGTGAGAATGCTCTATCTTTTGGCATTGGTAAGCGTTACGGGAGAACCCTTCTAAATGGCTCTCTGGGCGTGTCAGATGGTGAAACAGGGTACTCAGCTGCCGTTAATTGGCATTTCTGATGGCACATGATCTGCACGACTGGCTGAAATTACTGCTTGAATATTTGAAGGGAAGCAAGGCTATTATTGCTGTCTGGATTCTGTTCTTCGGTACTGGAGCTTATACGGTGATTGATCTTATCCCCGAGAACGATCCCAGTGAACCTGAGATAACGGCTCCGGTAGTCCTTACCCCGCCAGCTACTAAGCAAGACCCTGTCGCTCTCTGCCGAAAGCTCCTTAGCGATCACATCATTGATCTGCACTGATTCCATATCGCTGTATTTAGATTCCAGGAGAGACATTAATAATTCTTTCTCCATATCCGGTATATCTGGGCATTGCATTTTATGCTCATAACTCCCTACAGAGATCGAGCCAGCAAGTAATAAGGCTGTGAGTTCTATCGGGGTCGGCATTGCATACATTCTGGCATCGTTATACATCCAGAAGTTAAGACCAAAATTGCAATAAAGATGGATACAATAATGATAAATTTCACAATATCCCAAAGCGTCATTTCTTCATATTCTTCATCGGTTATTAACGGCATATTATTTCTTCCTCATGGATGTTAAATGGTAACAACTACATTGATTGCAATAATAATGTCTGGTCTCAGATTTACCGCGCCCCCGTCTTTTTCTAAGCCTGGATAGTGCTTTTTTGGCACCAATGAGATCATATTTTACTTTTACGCAATTCATCTCAATTCTTGTTCAGCTTGTTCCCATGCCTGATTGACCAAATGGAATCTGTCTGTGTCGCCGCCTTTGTCCGGATGAGCGGTTGCACGCGCTATTTTATAGGCAGTATTGGCATCATCTATATCATCGCCGTAATAGTCTAGTATATCGCGCCAGGATGGCTGTGCGTCCGGATTAGGCAGGGCTGTAAAGCCGGTGAAGGTGCGTTCCAGTATCTCGCCGCCACCCCATCGCTCAATGCCTCTCATGGCTTCGATGGTCTTTCCGATGGCGTAAATGTTATCTGCTATGCGATCGTACTTGTCCAGAGCAATGACACGCTGCTGATCGCCATCCTTCCACCACACTGATACACCTTTATCATCTGGATCCCGCTGATTTGAGTATGGCAACCCGTCCTGTCGAAGCCGTAAATCAGTGGAAATGATTATATTCCAGTCACCGGTGCCCATCCGGCGCAATTCTTCCAGCACAAAAGTCGTGGCCACGGCGATCGATACCGGTTTCTGCCATTTACCAAAGCGGCTGCGCTCTGGCGAATTTGTTCTGGTCCATCCATCTGGCCAGGTCAGGGGCGAGGCTGTTATATGCTCTGTCATGATCAAGCCTCCATGAGACGTTGGCGTCTTTCTTTTGCATGTTGGATCAGATCATTTTTCCATTGTTCAGCAAATACATTGAGCTCTTCATCGGTTAATTCAGCAATATCTACCCGACCGCCGCCGCTGGAACGTATCCCAACTACGGTAATAAAATTAGGCAACTTTGGCGTTTTCAGTTTTAGTGTAATCGTAGAATCCGACATTATTTATCCCTCGTTATTAAATAGAAATATATTTTCCTGATATCCCACAACATCGAAGTAATTCAGCATCTTTGTTGCCATAGGCCACCAATATAGACGGGGCTCCAGCATTAGCCTTTGCCCGGGTTCCATCGATATGATGAAAATGCAATCGACCATAAATGAAAAGCACTGCTGTAGCCTTTTCCCAGACCTCAGTCACGAACATTTCGGTTTCTGTCCTGGCGAATATCAGAGCAGTTCCTTGACCATGCTTTGCCAGTCTAGCCAGCCATTTGCCCGTCTTTCTACCATATGGAGGATTGCACCAGACGCGCCCAAACCATTCTTGCCATAGCCCATCATCCTCAGTGGTGTAATGGGTTTTTGCGGTATTCCATGGCCGCTGCATTGATGCGCATGGATCCAGATCGAATTGACCAAGAGCCTTTAATATTTCAGGCGGGGTTAGCCAATCTTCTTTTTTCATATTGGCCGATTGATGGCTTCCCATTCCCTTAGTCATTTTCAAACATATCCTCTGTTCTGGTGCACCGCGGAGTCAGCCTAGTTTCTGTGTTGTGATTGTATGCAGCGCACATCGGCTTTCCGTTTTCGTCATACGTCCACTCACCAGGATAGTTATCATCATCAACATTAAAGGCGAATGTATCACCGAGAATCTGGCAGTATTCCTCTGTCTCTGGGTCTTTATAATGCAGGCAATTACCGCACCATTCGGCGGTGAATATATCGCCCTCTGTCCCGTTACTTGGTCGATATTTTTCTGGCATATCAATCCGCTTCCACGAACAAAATCCAATAAATAATGATGTACGGCCAGAGGCATAGAATCATAAATCTGACCGGTCTCGGTAGTTTCACAATATCTTTGGCAAGCGAATCGTGCATGGTGTCAATTAGATGGAAGAATAAAAATGCGCCGCCTATATGTAGCGCTACCACCCAGATTGTTAAAAATATGATCACATCAATTTCTCCCTAAATAATTCGGTATTAGCCGCACACAACCGAAGCTATGCGCGGCCATTGATCAGAAAGTTGTCGGCTGGGCTATGCCTCGTATCGCCCACATGAAGCCTTGCTGAAGGTTAGTTTTACCGAGAGCAACATTCCGTTTATCGGTACTCTCCGTGGCTTCCAGTTTGGCGATGAATTCACCACATTTTTCGGCCAATTCTTTGCCTTCGTTCATCAGGTCAATTTCTTCCTGTGATAAATCACGGTATCCCTTAATTTTTTGGTGTTGATTATCCATTTTATCCTCGCTTTCAATAATGCCCGAACTTATTCCAGCATCAGGCAGGCTCTGGTTAATTCAGGACTGTAATTCGTGCGCTTTAATATCTGGCATGCCTTGCTCCCAACCATCAAGCAGAGATTTCATGGCGGCCACTACATCAGATCGCTCACAATTACTGATATAATTCATTCTTGAATTTGGTTCTGTTTGAAACACAATCAGGCTGAATTGCATTTTTTGCCCTGCGATCTCTTCCAGCGCCTCATCCAACTCATCAGCAAGACTTCTGAGTGATTCTGATATTTTCCGATCCGGTGTGCTTAATCCCATAATTTACCCCTCGTATTTATCAATTATCGATTTAAAATGCCGGTAAACCCTCAATACCGCCAAATGGTAAAACGGTATATTTATTCGCCCATTCTGGCATCTGCACTCAATATATGGCCGCCAGGATGTGTATCCAAAACCATCACATTTCGGGCAGGTTATTTTCACTGATCAACAAACTCAGGTAGTGGAATGATGCAGTAGCGGGCTACGTTTATAGAAATCCTCGCCCTGAAATCAACCCCTATTTTTAGTTGCGTAATAGACCCAGATATAGCTTGTGAAATAATAAAACTATTGTCTGGGCAGAGAATAATATCTGGCTGAGATTCGTCATATTCCACCCAATTAGGTAGGCTCACAGCATCGGGGTCGGGTTTGCAATTGTGCCATCTGGTTCCTTCTCCGTGCCAGACAACAAAAGGTTGATATCCAACAGTGTCACCACTTGGTGTTTTCATATAGCTGTCAAAATGCCCTTTAACCCAACGCTCTTTATCTTGACTTACCAACACTGGCTGACCCTTATAGAATCTGGGTTTTGGCGCCATTGCAGCCTTAACTTTTTTAGCGGATTCTCTCGCCTTCGCTCCAATCTTAGCCAGCGAGATTAGGTAGCCAGGGTCTTTAGCCAACTCCATTAATAATTCATATCCTTCTTTTCTTAATTTCTCATCCATTATCTTTCCCTCGGATAATAATCATTGAATTTTTCGCGCCCGGCACAGTGGCCTTTCGGTGCTGTTTTATCCCAGCCTTTTGATGCTTTCACATCATATGGTTGGTGATACATGACAATGGGCTCATCTTTAACTCGCCTCAGAAACCCCCACCCCTTTATCCTGGGCCCATGCACAAATAGCGTATAGGTTTCAGGCTTGGCGTCGCCGATCCGATGGAACACTGGCGCATTGATGATATTGATCTTGCCGCGGTGAATGTTTCTGGTTTTCGATACCCATCCGCCATTTTTCAGGTCGAAATACTGAAGGCGCTCTTCCTTGTAACCACCGGCTAGGACAATGGCAAAAGCCCAGCCCCATGGATGATCGTGCACGTTGCGCTCTGTATCGGCGCTGACGAACCGGTGGAGATAAAACGTGATGCCAAATATCTTGCCGATGTAATACCGTTCCAGATATGGATTGCCATCTATTTTGATCAGCCGGCAGGGCAGGTTGGCGCCCAGGTTAAAGAGTAGTTTTTTAATCATATCAATCCACCCCCATAACAGTAAAAGTACCACCGACACTCGCTATTGAGTCTGAAGTAATACTCAGCGCCTTTTTAATTCTTGCTTCTGGTCGCATTTTGTCTAATGCCAACACTGCGCCCATAGCAACCTGCTCACCGGAACCAACACAACTGATACCGTTGGTCGGTTTTATGATAGAAAAATCGTTTTGCAATTCATATATCTTCCCAGCAAGACCTATGATGCAATTCCCGCCAAAGTCAACGCTGTCTTTAATCTTCGCCGCACCATGCTCTTTTAAGCATCTGCGAATCTCTGGAACAATGTGGGCAACCAGGTAGTCATACGATGTGTTATTTTTTGTTATTATTTCCCTCATGTGATGTTGGATGATTTGCCCAAATCTGTAAGATGTGGTGTACCCAAAGACCATCCCATACTTCTTAAATAACTTTGGCGTATCGTATGTGGCTTTCCGCCACCCATCAGAACCTAAGCTATCTGCTCCAATGTATGCTTTACCTTTATGTTCTAAACCGATAATACAAGTCATATTATCCACCCACCTTCTTCGGCTGATTATTAATAATATCGTCCCGTTTGACCTGCATGTGCTTTGGTGCATCAATAGCAATGCGCACCTGTCTATCGCCACGAAGAAATTCAACTATGGTAATTTTAATATCATCGCCAATCGTAAAAGATTGAAGCGCCTTTCTAGTGATTACGAGTGCCATCTTTTTCTCCCTCCTGTAATTTTTGTGCATATATTTTTTTAACTTCAATCATGTGCCTTTCCAAAATAAGCCCAAGATGGTGTACCACTGAGTGGACTTTGCGGCCTGATCCATCTGGAATAATGTAATCTCCGCCAGGTTGAAAGGTTTCCTTCATGTCGGCAATAATTCTGCTTATTGGTGCACCATCTTCAAGCTGTCGGCTCCATGACGTCATGAGTCCCGTGATCCATTGGAATGATTCCATTTCTTTGCTGTTTAGCATGAAAGCAATTGGATCCGGCACACCGATTACTGTGAAATATCCGGCATGATCGCTGACCCCAGGCGATCTGAATTTATAGGTGATGCCATCATCAACGCTCACATTATCGTCAATGATTTCTGTCAAGATTTGCCCCTTGCTTTGGCTAACGTTGCATCAGTGTCAATTATTCCTTGAATATGATCGGTGCAATCAGGCCCGATACCATCTTCGTTGTTTTGCATAAATTTCAATGAATCCTGTAGCAGTGTTCTTGTTCTGATCAAGAGTTCATACATATTCGGTGATTCAGCCATAAGAACGGCATCGTATTTCCATGGACCAAAGTCTTGGAAAACCTCAGCAATCTCATTTCCATCAGCATCAAGGATCGAGGCTGCATCATCTTTGTTAATTTTCCACGGGCTTTTTGAAAACTTAGTATCCATAATTCATTCCTTTTTTAATAAAATTGTCTCAACCAATTCGCGCACCCTGAAAGCAACCTCTACTGGAGATTTCAACCACATGGTCATATCTGGAAGCTCATGGCCATCCTTCAGTAGAATGACGTCACAGCCGCCTTTGTCTGGAATGATTTCTATTGAGAACATGGCCATTAATTAATTTTCCAGACAATCGATCGATCTCGCCTTTCACAGCTATCTTTCACCATGTAACGCCTGGCCAGCGGTCTCATGCGTGGTGAAATCGTTACATGATCATAGCCAGTAGCAGCAGCGATCTCCTTCGTTGTGGCACCATCAAATCCATTTCGTTTTCGATCTTCCAGATAATCGAGAACAATTTTTTCGAGTTTCTGGATTTTCCCGGTGACACGCTCTGCCGCATTGTGTGAAGTATCTGGATCGGTATTCCTTGATAGTCCTTGTTCCATGATTGCTCCTTTTGTTTAGATGAAAATCATCTTTTCCACTTCTTCGCATCGATCAATAATTTTTTAAATGAAACTATTGCCTGCCGGCGCATATATTTTTTATTTTTACCAAACCATTCATCCAATTCCTGATGAACTGAAATGTCGAGTTTGTAATCTTTGACATCGGCCTGGTATGCAGAAGTGCTTTTGACAATTCCCCCGTAATAACCGCCGCTGACATAAACTTTCATGCCTTTTTCTACCAGAGAATCAAGCTCTGATTGGTCCTTGGCAATGACTTCTTCGGGATGTTGAGCCCTGAAATGTCTATAACATGCATCTTTTACTATTTCTGGCGTATTCCAGTCGGCATATCCAACATCATCCAAATTGGCCTCGATTAGACTGACCACCAATTCCATATCATCAGACTCAAACCACATTTTGGTGGTAATCATTTGGAGATCATAGTTGCTGACCGTTTGTCGATCTCGCTCTAATTTAATATGGCGGGGCTCTATATCGTATCCATAGCGCAAATCGTTATTGCAAATAAACAGACCACCAACATAAAGTCGGCCAGGCTTATTAATGAGAATTTTTCCGTATTGGGTTTGCTTTATTTCGCCGATTTCATCTTGAAGATGTAGGCAAGTATCCTGAATTTGATCGAAATCGAAATCAGAAAGACCTGATACTTCGAACGTCACTCCCTCATTGATGGTGCTTGCTGATGTGGATACCACATACAACATTTCAGATTCATATTTGCGATTGAAACGGAACTCAGGCGTCCAAATATTCCGGCAGTTGTGGATTTTTACATCATAACCAAGGCGGGTGAGAACCAGCATGGCGATTTTGTAACCTTCACCAAAATTACCTATTGATTCAGGATCGTCTGCTTTGTTGGATGTCCCAAGTAGTAGAGTTTTTGGCTCCAGTTTGCTAAAACGTGAATGTAACAACAGCGTGCCATCTGAAAATTCCCACTCGAACGGTGAATCGCTATCGATCGCGTTCTGAAGCAACTCCCGTATGCCTTCGACCATTCCCCAGTGGCTGACATAGTTTTTTGACATCGATAATTCATATGATTTATTTAACATTTTTATTCCTTTAATTAGGTGGAGTCTGGCTTTTACCGCGGCTTGACCAAATACCAGAAAGGCGTTAGGGCAGCTCCGTTCCGCTGACTAACCAGACCCCTTAACTTATTTCAGCAGTTCTTTAATCTTGGCCTCTGCCATTTCTGACAATTCTGCCTGCTGTTTTTCATCCTCAATCTGGCCGATCAAATCACTCACCAGATCCACATCATCTGTGGTCTTGGCTTCGTTAATTTTCTCGGCCAGCTCTGCGAAGGTGACAACCGGTGCGCCATCTGATCCGGTTTCCTTGATCTCGCCGGTATCTGTATCCACATCAACCGCTTCCTCATTCTGATCGCCACCAGATAGGGAAGCATTCAACGCATCGGCGCTTCCAGCATCCGGCGTAATATCGATTTCCATGGATTCAAATTCGATCTCGTCGGACTCCTGAATGGCTTGCTGCAGTTCGACCGATGCCGGGCAGAATTTCAATACCCGCTTGATGACCGTTTTCCATGCCATAGCTTCGTAATCAGTTTTCCATGGGCCGTTGTTCTTGGCTTTCGATCTGGCCTTGATGGCGTCAATTTCTTCTGGCGTCATAGGACCGGGGCCAAACGTAGTAGTGCCATCCGTAAATTGAACAACAGCGTAATAAAGAATTGCCTCGCCGCGGTCTTTGATGGCCGGTTTGTGCACCAGCTTTCGATTAAGGCCAAGCTCAAATTCAAACTCATCGTTTTCACGTACCGTGGCTGGGAAAATATCAGCGATTTGCCCAGAACGTCTGGCCAGATCAATCAAGCCTTGATACATGGGAATAAATTGGCACTCCATGACGCCTTTCTGGTTATTTCTGAAAGGTACCAAAGCCCCGCCGCGGCCATCGGGTATCAGTCCATGCTCCGCTGCTCTCATAACGCTTGCCACAATCGATTCCTGCGTGGCGTTGGCTAGTGTTGGGTTGCGCTGCACCTGCAGGAAAACAATTCGCATGAATCGCTCTGGGCTGATCTGGGGTGGCAGCAAGGTTTTCAGCTGAGTCAGTTTGCCAACTAAACTTTCTTTCAAAGTCGGAAGTCGGTTTTCAGTCTGGGCAACCTCTTTCGATTTTTCTGGTTTCTGTTTATCTTTTGACATTTTCTTTTCCTTTTATTGGTTTACATTTACATTGCTGGTTTACAATTATGAATATTTGCCGCGTTCAGCCCATGGGGGCAGAATTAAATCCCTGACTTCAGATGGATAGCAGGGCCATTCATCGTTCTTTTTACATTCATCAAATGTGCGCATATCCTGTCGCCACATAGCATGTCCGATATGTTTAGCCTCTTTGTCGAGCGTATAAATCCCAATGGCATAAGGTGGTTTTTTCTCAACCACCACAAATACAAAGGCCTGAACCGGAACTTTAGCGGCCTTGAGCCCAGCCAAATACATCTGCTCCTGTACGTGGTATCGATAATCGCTGACCGCCCTTATGAAGTCCGAATACCTGGCGCTGGCTGCAGTTTTCAGATCAACCGCTACTCCATGTGCCTCGTTGAAGAAATCAACTCTACCGCGGCATAGCCGTCCGATTTCTTTGTCCATCCAATACATCGACTTTTCCGCCCAGCCTTGGTCTGGATCCAGAAGGATTGACGCTACTGGGTGTGCACGAACCGCATCTCGAATATTATGAAGCGTTGCCCAATCGCCGGGCTCCCAAAATGGGTCTTTACCGGGCTTGTCTTTGATGATGGTTTTGCCGAATGCGGCTGCTTGCCATTGATCATAAACCTCAATTTGAGCCTGCGTTTTCGGCGTGATGGTCTTGGCATTAATCTGGGCTGATGTTGGCTTTTTCGGCGCATCATCCTTGATATATTCCTGATCAAACCGTTCAGGCTCTAGCACCAAGCAATGCAGCGCTGATCCGATAATCATGGCCGGCGTGGCCGGTGGCGGATTCTCTTTTTCGGTTAAGTAATGCAGTGGACTGACGTTGATATTGTCCAATCCGTGCTTATTTATTCCTGGCGATCGGTGGTAAATATGCTCGGGAATATCATCCCTCAATCCTAATTTACTAAAATCATATTCCGGCTTTTCATTAGCCTCGGTTGTATCGGTTTCGGTATCCGACATAATGTTATCCCTCTTGTTAAAAATTAATTACGCGGCTCCCAAATATCTAAAAAATGGTTGTTTTATATCTCCATCACCATAAAAATCCATTCCAATTTTTCTCCATTCTCCATTTTTCCATAGGAAGGCGCTTCTCTTTGTAGTGCCTAGCCATCGCTGACTGAGCCTAAATACTAATTTACCAACATAAAATCTTTCTTCTTTTTCCACTATTACTTACCGCCTTCCAGCAAGTTAATGATTGGCGTCACGGTGTAATCTTTGAATTCCTGGGGCGCTGAGTCATCAGGCTCGAGCATCGTGTAGATTTCCTTGCTCACACCACCAGCGGCGGCCAAAATGTCCTGCTGGTCATCGGTATACGCTTGGAATTTAACAACGACATCGGTAAGTGAATCAGCGGCCTCTGCGGCTTTGGCGATCCAGTTGGAACGATCATCCAAGCATGCGACAAGCAGTCTAACGAGCTCTTTATCGCAGTCCTCGGCATTGCCCTGGACGATGGCCTTGGCTGCTAAAACGTCTTTGTTGTCTTCTTTCTGTGGATCTAAATGAGACATGATTCAATTCCTTTTTTCGGTATTATTTTGGTGTTTCTCTCTACTTCTGAAATTAATACTAGATTATTTGGAAAGGAATGTCTATAATAAATCGAAATTAATACAGAAAAGGCGAAATCAGATGGTGCAAGCAGCGGAAAATATCAAAGAATCAACCAAATCAGCCCTGGAATTGTGCGAGGAAATGCAGGCATTTTTCAAAGAAGGCAGCCTTTTGACGAGAGCCTGTGATGAAACAGGGCTTGATTATGACGCCACCAGGTACGTTTTAAAGGGTGCTACAAGCAAAGTACCAATGATGACAGCTGTTGTTCTGCCTAGATGGGTTGCCTTATGGAGATCCGCTGAGGTCGAGCGTAAGGCCTTGTCAAACATAGTTAAAGGGATAGCTGATAATAATGGGCGTTAATCACCGATTTTTCTATTTTCTGGGGTTGGTAACCGGAATCATAATCCATATGCTCTGGGTTGAATTATAAGCGGGGCGGCGGGAGGGATGGCCTGCCGCCCCTATTCGCCTAGCCAGTACCGAAACCAGCCGTGGATGGCGAACAGCCGAAGAGTATCATAAGAAAAGGGATATCATGAAACATTTGACGCTGGAACAATTAAACCGAAAACAGGAAATTGCCCGCAAATCTTACCATAGGCGAAAAAACAGGCCGGTTTTGACACTACAGCAATATGCGTGGCCAGCCGGTAAAACAATCGCGTGGATGGCCTTGTCAATGCCTTGGAGGCGGTGTTAATGTTCGTTGTGTCGGCTCACCTTAGATTGATCCCTGGGGGACAGCCGAAACCTAACCACGGTTGCCGACACACTTTTTTATTGGTTAGCGTGCTGGGTTAGGAAAAATAATAAAATGGCCAGATCGAGAAATATCAAACCTGGATTCTTCCATAACGAAGATTTGGTTGAGCTTCCTTACGAATATCGCCTTCTTTTTATCGGTTTATGGTGCATGGCCGACAGAGAAGGCAGACTCGAAAATCGCCCGAAAAAGATAAAAATGCAGATTTTCCCAGCCGATGACCTAGACATGCCCGAGGCAATACTAGGGCTTTCACTCGCCAAACTAATAACGCTATATACCATTGATAGTATTGATTATATCTATATAGATAACTTCTTAAAGCATCAGCATCCTCACCATAAAGAGACGAAAAGTGTGATTCCGCCGCCCAACACCGAGGCAAGCCCAGTAAAGGCAAGTGCTGACCCGTCTGATTCCCTATTACCTATTACTGATTCCCTTAACCCTATAAAGCAAAAAAAAGAGTCTCCCAAAAAACCATTTGTTTTGCCAGGTTGGGTGAACATGAAATCATGGGATGAGTTTGAACAACATCGGCGTGATATTAAAAAGCCGCTGACAGATTTGGCACGCAAAAAGAATCTAACCATCTTGGAAAAACACAAAGACCGTCAAGCGATGATCATCAATAACACCATCGCAAACCGTTGGACGGGATTGTTTGAACCTAAAGGCGGCTTTCAGGGAAACAAACGAACCAATTTTGATGACGCCCATGAGAATTTGAGGCGACAGGCCAACGGCACCGATAACAAAGGGATCGGATCTGATGGATGAATGGCAAGAAAAACACTTCGCTCATTTTTGGGCGCGGATGTTGGGAATTTATGGCAAACGCTGGATTGATGATCACGGATCAGAAGCAAACCCAAGCTGGCGCGATGTGCTGAAAACCATGTCATTCAAAAAAGCAGCGGCCACAATTGATGTTTGTTTAAATTCTAATGATGCGCACCCGATCACCCTGTCACAGTTCGTCTACAGGGCTCGAAATGTAAGAATACAGCCTGATCGGCCAATTTTGAGCCTGTCACCACCAATCAGCAAAGAACAACAATTGATCAATATTCGCAAGGTCAAAGAAATGATCAAATCAACGGGAATTACAAAATGAGCCAAGTAATATTCAGAGGATTACAAGAAACCGCATCAGTCAGAGGGATCATGCGCATGGCACTTGAAAACAGGATTGTAATGGCCGTATACCGTTACAAATTAATTGATGGCACCGGCGGCACATACCGATCAAGCGCCCCAACGATTTACCAGGCTACCAGGGAATTGAAAACTAAATATGGCAATCGTCTGGATAAAACCAGCATTGAAAGGGTCATGGCATCATGAGCGCAATACCACGCCAAAGGCGAAACGGCCAACGCCGCTGGACATCCAAAACCGATTCATTTCAATCAGCCATCAAAGTCTGGGCCTGTAAAAGCTGCGTTACCTGGCACGAGAGAAAAAAGCCAACCCATTGTCAGAGTTGCGGATTCACTGATTTTTATTATTTCGCCAGCAAGTTTGAGGCTGTTCGATTCGGTGAATTAAAATTGCAGCAAACCATTGGCCATATTACTGACCTGCAGACCCAGGTGACATTTCCTATCAAGGTCAATGGTGTGCATATCTGCAAATATGTGGCTGATTTCACATACAAGAATCTGGCCGGTGATCTGGTTGTTGAGGATACCAAGGGCCACGAAAAAGCTGTTACCGATGTTTTCAAATTGAAGCGCAAATTGGTCGGGGCGGTTCATGGTGTTGATATAAAACCGATCTATCAATCAACTAGCAGGAGAAAATAATCATGGGCGAACCAGAAAAAGCACTGGACGGTACCGTTGGTGGTGCGCTGGACCAGGGCGGCGCAAAGAAAGACGAAGCCTCAAACGAGGATCAAAAACCTACCCGGGAAGAACAACTGCGAGAAAATGACATAGAAAATCTCGTAAAAGAAGGGCAGGAGGCTGTCGCTCAAATCAACGAGCTCAACAAGGAATCTGCCGTAATTAATGCCAAGAAAAAGGAAGTTCGGGAACGTATGGAAGCCAAAGGCATTAATCGTCATGCGCTGGCAGGCGCTGTCAAGGTTTCCAATATGAGCGAGGATGCGCTGGATGGCTATGATCTTTCCAATATGATCTTGCGCAAAGGTATTGGTAAGCCGATCCAGACCGAGCTATTTGCTGTTAAATAATTGAACCTGCCAAGGAAGGCGGTTGAGGAATGATTATGACTATCAGGAATACCGGAGCCCTTTACACTGTTGCCGTGTTTATGGGTTATGACAGAATCAGCGAGTCATGGTTGGCGAGGGGATTAGCTGCAGCCAGGATGTGTGATCGGTTTAATGCTCGGTGAATTCAAATGCCTGCGGTGCGCACATGAATTTAATGCCACACCCAGCTCACATCTCGTTTGCCCTGGCTGCGGCCACCTATACCTGAAATGGCTCAATTACGAAGAAATGAAAAAGAGAAACTTCAAATGAGTGGAAAAAAAGACAAAGAATCCAGGCGGTTAACTAAATCCGTCGATGAGAAGATGAAAAAGCATCTCAAGAGCCTTGAAGGTGCTAAAAAGATCGACCATGCCGAAGTGATCGCAACCTATAATCACTATCTGAGAACCATGCCATTTAGAAAGAAATGGTCATTCGCAATGTCATTATTATTTTCTGGGATTAAACAAAGATGCTTGAATATTATACTATTTTGGAAATAGCGCAGGATGCGTCTCAGGGCCAGATAAAGGCCGCCTGGCGTGCAAAAGCAAACAAACTGCATCCGGACAAAAATCCAGATGATGAAGAGGCTGCTGAACTTTTTAAATCCGCCCGGCATGCTTATAACATCCTGATCGATCCCATAACCCGCAAAATATATGACTCTGAAGGTAATGTTGAGGACGATCCGCTATTTCTCGATGCTATTAAAAAGATCACTGAGGCCATCATCGGGATAATTGAGACTACTCAGGACGTAGAAAACCATGACCTGTTAGCCTTGCTGCAGATGAATATCGGCAATTACATCAACAGCAATGAGCAAACGAAAGCAGATTTGATCATAAGCCGCAGAAAATATGAAAAAGTGAGTAAGAAATTTATCAAGCGGCGCGGTGGTTTCAATATTTTTACCACAGCCATCCAGGCGAAGATGGCCTGGTATGATAAAACCATTGTTGAGATTGATCACAATATCGCCGTCGCTGAAAAAATGCTGGATATAACCAAGGAATATAATTATCAGCAGATGCTTTATTTTGTTAACTACCATTAAAAGGGATAAAAATGGGAAAACGATATCTGTATCACAAGCGCGGAAAAACTCAGTGCGGCGGAAAAGCTTTGGTTTATTTACCAGAAACTGACCCCGATTTTGGTGTATTGGTATCGGCCAATGATTTTGAGCACCTGGATGGCAGATCATCCCATGTAGGCGAACTGATGGTCTGCGGCACGTGCGGGAGACGAATGGATCTTTCCTGCATTGAGGATATCGCTCCATGAAAATATTAATTGTGGCGCTGTATCTCTTGACGCAATTCACGTTAGTTATGATTATTGTTGGTTTGAAATTAAAGACCAATATTACAGAATTTGACGGCTATGTAGTCGGATTTTTCATTGTTAATTATGGTTTTTTAATGGGCTTAAGTGATTATTTTCGTCGGAAATATTGGCCTGGAAAATGATAAATTACTGCTCCGTTTGTGATGGTATTGGCCACGTTAAGGACATGAATGTGCCTTGGTGGAATTTCTGGAAACGAGCAACATGCTATGAATGCGGCGGATCAGGTTATCAAAATCCCCCATATGAAAATCCGAAAGACAGGCCAAAGCCACCACCCGCGCCGCCGAAGAATAATTATATTTGCAGAAATTGTGGCCACGGTAGAGACATTATTAATTTATCAAAATGGACAGGTGGCCCATTATAAGTTTATGGACACGGATCCTAACCCGATCACGTAAAAGGAAAATGCTCAGTCAGGGGCTCAACGAGATATTGGCGTGTTTCAACCCTAACAAGAGCATCCCGTCCGCCATTTTATAATTTGATGAGGGATATATTGATGGAATTAAGCAACTGTTGCGATGCTCCAAGATGGATGGATTTAGAATCTGACATTTGCTCTGATTGCAAAGAGCATGCTGATTTTTACGATGAGGGTGATGAGTCTCTCGAAGATGGCCAAAATCAAAGTGGGGCAAATAAAACCGATTAATAAAAAACAAGGAAAGATAATGACTACGCACTTGGTAGCTCTATCAGGCGGTAAGGACTCAACGGCAATGGCTATGCGGCTCGCTGAAATAGAGCCGAGAGATTATATCTATTTCTGCACACCCACTGGCGACGAACTGCCTGAAATGATTGAGCACTGGAATAACCTCGAATGCATCCTTGGCAAGCCGATCATCAAATTAAAAGCGAAACTTGATCTGCATGGATTAATTGCTGAATTTTCAGCATTACCAAATCATAGGCAGCGATGGTGTACCAGGATGCTAAAAATTGAAGTGGCAAAAGCATTCTATTTAAAGAATTCACCGGCGATCGCTTATGTAGGCTTGAGGGCGGATGAAGAAGATCGAAAAGGTGGCATATATGGTGATATTGTCGATCAGAAATATCCAATGCGTGAATGGGGTTGGGATATAAATGACGTCAAAAACTATCTGTATGAGAAGAATGTACAGATCCCAGAAAGGACGGATTGTGCGCAATGTTATGAACAAAGGCTGGGCGAATGGTGGGATTTATGGAAAATTCATCCTGAATTATATGCAAATGCAGAAGCTCAAGAAGAAAAATATGGCCATACATTTCGAAGTGATACCAGAGATACTTGGCCAGCAAGCCTTAAATTAATGCGCGCTAGATTCGAATGTGGTGAAATACCAAGAGGATCCAGGAATCAAGAGGATTTGTTTGGCTATAATTCGAGATGCAGAGCATGTTCTTTATAATTTAATTGGAGATAATTATGGAAACGAAAGGCACAGCATTAGCAAGAATTTTAAATTCTGAAATTGATGGTCAAGTTGATGATAATACGTCGAGAGGCGATGTTATCGCCAGGATGGCAAGGGCAGCCGGAATATCGGCATCAACTGTTGGACAAATATTGGGTGAAGATGTCAACTGCCCACCACTTAATAGGCTCGAAGGATTCGCAGAAGTTCTCGGGATTTCAATGTCACGCTTAAGATCAGCTGCCGAATCAGATGGTTGCGAATATGTTGAAGAAAGCGGCAATGCGAAGTGTGCCGTTTTAAATCTCGAGTCGAAAATTATAAACGATTTGAATGAAATGACAGAATCGATAAAAAACAATTAGATAAGTTTCACGTGAAACCATAAGGCAAGAAAAAGCCGCTTGACCGGGGGAGACCAAGCGGCTATCTTTTACAGCCTGTTCAGCAGAGTTTGCGCTCTCTGAACTCGAAGGGCTTCAAGGGGCCGATCGCGTTAACCCGCATTATAGTAATCTCCCCAATGAAATCAAGCCCTTCCGGTATTTATCGGGACGGGGCCAACCACCAGCCGATTTAAGCCGTGATATTGATCCTACTGGGTTACTCAAAGGATCAGCGTGGGCGTAAAACCTAGAGCGCGAGGGGTGGAAGGTCACAAACTTCCTAATAGTCTGGGTAAAGTCCGGCCATCGTGACAGGTGCCTGACCCGTATAACAACTGTGATTCTGAGAGTCATGATACGGATAAAGCGCGACACTTGAGATTAAGTTCTTAGGGTGGCGTATTTCCGGACCCAAGCTGCTCAAACTGAACGTCATATAATTAACCAAACAACCTAAATTTAGCTGATCGCCTAACAGCACCTAAATACCGAAAAGGGATAAGTGATGGAATATTACACAAGCGATATGATTGGAAGTGGGCAACACGGGATTTGTGCCAAATGCAAGAAAGAGCCAACCAAAGAAGGTCATGATGGTTGTTTAGGCACCCTGCCAGGTGTAATGAATGCCTGTTGTGGTCATGGGCAAGCGAATCAAGCGTATGTTCAATTTTGGGACAGAATTTGTATCCGTGGTCGCTCTGCAATCATAATTATGACGGAATTAAAAAATTCAAAGCCAGATTTTACAGCCGGCATAGGTGCAGAAATGACGATTGTTGATCCAGCCGCACTTGAAATCATCAAGAATAAAGCCATGATCAGCCTATATCCATGGATCGGTAAGGGCCCAATAATATTCAACGGTAAAACCATTGGATATTCAGATGGTAAGGGAACGATAAAATGGGAAAATATTAAATATACTCCAGGAAAATCAGAACTGGTTAATGTCATGCCAACCGCTTGAAATAGCAGAAGAATATTAATCTGTGCTATAAATACAATATTGACATATTAGTAACCGGACAAATGAGTCAAATATTGTGGCCAAACAAAACAAAACATCGAAAGCAAAAGCTGGGAAGCAAGAGAAGCAGGAAAAGGCTCTCAAACTCAGGATTGAAGGAAATTCATATCGTGCAATAGCAAAAAAAATGGGATGCAGCAGAACACAGGCTCATACCTATGTTGTTGAAGCGCTTAAAGAAAGTACCTCAAGGATTGCTAAAAATGCTGATGATCTGCGCGATCTTGAGTTGGAACGACTTGATACTCTAATTAAGGGTTTGTATCCAAAAGCAAAAAAAGGCGATCCGCAGGCTGTTGATAAAATTCTAAAAGTAATGGATCAGCGCCAGAAGCTGACCGGCATTCAGGCCGCTCCGCAGGTACTGGGTGAAATCATCGCTGAGACTGGATCCGTTGATAAACCAAGCCTGAGAGTCCGTGTTACCTATGTTAAACCAGAGTGACGTCGATGATGGCCCGATCGTTGATGTCAGCATACCGGCAATATTCGAACCATTAGCACAACCAGCCAGGTACAAAGGCATCCATGGCGGCCGGGGAAGCGCGAAATCCTGGTCTGTAGCCCAGCAGCTGATCATTGATAGCCTGGCTGGTTATGAGCGTATTCTTTGTGGGCGCGAATATCAGTCAACCATCAAGGATTCCGTGAAACATATCCTCGATTCCCAGATTCGGAATATGGGTGTGGCAGACCTGTTCCACTCCACCAATAGCGAAATAATCAACAAGGAAAATGGGGCGCACTTCATATTCCATGGCCTGCGTCGTGATCCGCATAAGGTTAAATCACTCGAGGGCATCACAAAGGCCTGGATTGAAGAGGCTAATACCGTCAGCCAGGAAAGCATCGATGTTTTGGTACCGACCGTCCGCGTTGAAAATTCAGAACTCTGGTTCACATTCAACAGCAAGGCCAAAACTGATCCCGTTTATAAGATGTTCGTTGAGAACCCGCGTGAAGATGCGATCATCATCAAAGCGAACTATTACGACAATCCATTCTTCCCAGATGTGCTTCGCAAGGAGATGGAATACGACAAAAAGCATGATGATGGTAAATATCGTCATATCTGGCTGGGTGAGCCCCAGGTTAATTCAGAGCAGCTGGTATTCAATGGAAAATGGAAACGTGATTCAGATATTGCGCCAGGTGAAGATACCGTTCTTTACTTCGGTGCTGACTGGGGCTTCTCACAAGATCCAACATGCCTGGTCCGGATGTGGCTCAATGAAGAAAAGCGGGAAATCTATATTGATTACGAGGCCTACGGCATCGCCGTTGAGATTGATGATCTACCGGATATGTTTGAGACAATACCCGGGGCAAAGAGATGGAAAATAACAGCGGATAGCGCACGCCCTGAAACAATCAGCTATATTAAGCGGAAAGGTTTTAAGATCGAAGGGGCAAAGAAGGGCCCTGACAGCGTTATCGAAGGGATTGAATTTCTAAAAAACTATACAATCGTTGTCCATCCAAGGTGCACACATGTTATTGATGAGCTCGGGCTGTATAGCTACAAAACGAATAAATTAACCGGGGAAGTTTTGCCTATACTCGAAGATAAAAATAACCATACAATCGACGCCATCCGATATGCCTTGGAGCAGGTCGCCTTTAACAAAAGAGCCAGGATTCACATAGGATAATCATGATTTATAAAAGAAGAGAATTGCAGAGCTTATTTGAGGTCAAGATATACACAGGCAATCCTGACGCCAAACGACCAAAAACAAAGAAAGAAACGGTTATCGCATGGAATCATGTTGATGCAATTAGGCAATTCGGAAGTAAGAAAGTCGCAGAAATGCCAAAATTTATTCATCACGTCACATGGCCTGATGTTGAAGATGGCCCTCGCCACAAAATCACGAGTACAGCGGGCCCAGATAACCAGGAAATACAACCTACGCTAAAGGTTTGAGATGGCTATTACCTACTCAGCCGGTGCCGGTACTGCAATCACCTCGTTTCTGGTGACTCAGGTCCTGGGCGATCAATCCCAGCAAACAGGAAACAATACTATTGTCCTTGATGACATTCCGTCTGCGGCCACTGGATACGGCGGCAATGTAGGCGATGGCACGCTTGGAATTGGGGATTCTTACGATACTCGTCGGATAATGATTGGCCGTGGTGGCACGATTCAAGAGCGGATTGTCATCAATGATGCCGCAGGCACGGGCAATACCAGAATATTAACCGTCCATGAGGATTGGGATACAAACCCTGTCCAGACTACCGATACCGTTGATGTTTATTATGAGATCGCAGATGTTGAAGATGGCGGTGCAGGCGGCGGTATTTCATTTGCTACCCGTACTGGTTTATGGACTCTGACCCGTATTATCACCATTGGTAACGGCACTGATCCAGCCGGACTTGGAATGCATGGCGGCCAGGCGCTCGAGTGTGCTGATCGTGGTGCTGCAGATTCATTCCTGGTCAAAAATAACGGGTTTTTCCGTTTTGGCTATTATTCTGGAGGCCTGCCGATCTCCGGTGGAATTATCACGTTAACGGCTGCTACTGATGATGAGCCGGCGCAGAGTTTCGAATCAGGTGCCGATTCCGCATTTCTTGATACCTTAATCTGGGCGCAGGTCGCTACTCTTAGCCAAATCAGCAATACAGGCGCGGTTGTCTTATATGACAAAACCAAGCTATTGAAGGCCACAGAGGAATGTGAATTATACGGCGATGCGGTCACTGATCTGAGTGTCTCAGGCCTCGGCGCAACTACTGAAATTGTCAGAGTAGATTCAGCAACCGTATGCCTGGCTTTAGTATTGGTTGACGTACAGGTCTTGGATTCCGTGGCCGATACCACAACCGAAACGATAGAGCTGACCGGCGTAGTATTTTCTGGTGTGCCTGGCTATGTCGATGTTCGCCAGAATAAAACGTGGGATCTGATTGATCCGGTATGGGATGTCACTACCTATACGGAGCTGACTTGGACGGGAACCAGTACAGGCAACGAGCTCAACGATAAGCGAAGTATTACCGCTGTGGTGCAGGAGGCTGATGGCACAAAATTGCAAGATGCTCTGGTTAATATTTATGAAAATACCCAACTTGCCGATCTTGTTCAGGAGCTCGTAACAGATTCAAACGGTCTTGCCACAGGCTCATTTATATACAAAAAACATGCCACAAATTCAGTAACAACGACCTATGGTGGTCATGCGCTGCAGTCAGGAAAATGGTTATATCTTCCGTTTGTATCAGCGCAGGTATCAACAGAAAATTTTAATGGATCAATTGTCTTATCTGACGATACAAATATTGTCCAAACAACTCAGGCAACAGCTATTTCTGACGGTTCAACCATTACCTGGAATGAAGATACTAATCCAAGCTCAATTGTCGTATTTTCCGCAGGCACAGGCACGCTGTCGGTCGGAGACACGATAACGGGCGGAACCTCTAGCGCGACAGGCATTGTTACGCAGATTTTAGATGGTGATTCGGTGGCAGGAACTGTTCACATGAAGACGAGAAATGCGAATGCATTCACTGCCGGTGGCGAATCTTTGAGTAATGGTGCAGGCTGGACGGCAACGATGACCGCGGCATCTGAACAAAGATTTAGTATATGGGCTGATGCCGTTACAAAAAGCTTCCAGACAGTCTACGATTACTGGGCTGCTAGAATGACAGAAACAACGCTACTTTCTGCAGGAGAATTAATATGGGAATGGTGTCGATCTGCGCAATCCCAGCCGCTTTATAACACTGGAGCAAGTTTTTTCACTGAAAGATCAAATGCAAAAGGTATTATTATTGTAAATGGTGGCGCTGGAGCAATTGATTATTTTACTGATGATGCCGGTGGAACATATACCCCACCAGATACGGTAACATTAACGATACAGGTAGATGATTCAGGTGGTAATGCGGTTGTTGGTGCAAGATGTAGAATTGAAAAAACATCTGATGGCAGTCTTATTTCAAACGGATCAACGGATGGTTCTGGCGCATATACCGATTCTTATGTCTACACTACTGATGTAGCTGTTAATATTAAAGTGAGACTCAAAGGATATAAGCCATTCAGAACAACTGGAACAATTTCTTCGGCAGGACTTACAGTTGGTGTAACATTCCAAAATGACAATATAGTGGACTTACCATAGGAGCTAAAAAATGAGCATCAGCGATGATTGGGACTTAGATTATGCCAATACAATACTGAGCCATATCGATGGTGTATTGAGTTATGACACAGGCGGCGGTCGTCAGCCTGCCGTTGGCGAATATATTATCGGCAATACTTCCGGCGCTGTGGGTAAAATCCTCGCTGTCACTGGAAATACAACATCTGGCACGATGACGCTGACCGATACGGTGGGCTTCTTTGAAGATAACGAAACATTCGAGATTTTATCATTTGTCGGATTTGATAATGTCACCACACAGGGTAATGGTTTTTCGTTAGGGACTACCGTCACTGATTCTGTAACTGGATCCATTGATGTAAAGGCCATTGAGTACAATGATGATGGTTTGGGGACAGGTACTCTATTTGGAACTAATTTCACCGCATTCGCGGACAGCTTGGTACTGAAAGAGACCGGAGGATCGACCGATATTGCTGATTCTGTTGGCACCGGTACCGACAACGATGCAGAATTAACGACAACGCAAACCGATGGTACTTTGGCTGTTCCTGGTACTGCACAAACAAATGATTCGGTGATTATCCATTACGATGCAGGCACTGTGGCTATCCCAGAGCAAGCATTACTAGAGGATGCCACTACGGGTGCGATCGGCTTGGTAGAGCAGGTTAGTGGCGTAGCGGCAACTGGGTCAGTGAGACTTGTTGATTACGATTCAACTGGTGGTGTGTTCACTGATAATAATACGCTGAGAGTGGATCAGGTTATTGCTTATAATAACCAGGTTGCCGGTCAAGTATTCTCGGTTGGTGATGTGGTGGTGGGCGGTACTTCCGGTGCCACTGGCCGCGTGCTGGCTGATACCGGTACAGAGCTTATTTTGGCGGACGAATCCGGCACATGGACCACAACTGAAGATTTAGAGGTCGGCGGTACCAAGATTGCCGAGGCCAACGGAACCAATACCACGCTGAATGTGGCTACTTGTGATATTCCAAGCGGTATCCGTACTGAACAACGCCCCAATTCAATCGGCGGCGGCTCTCAGCAAGGCGGTATTTATGCTGCTGCAACCGGGCTTAATATTGTTCGTAAATTCAACAGTCTATACACCTATAACCAAGATACTTTCGATGAGCTTGATCAGTTGGATGATGACGAAGCAATGGAGGCCTTTGGTAAGGGTACATCTTATGCTCTGACCTTCGGATGGAGAGTTCCAGACCTTTCATTCCGGTTCGTGAGACAGGCAGGTGTTGTGGATACTACGGGCGCCAACGTCTGGGCTAATCCTCAGACGGTGGGTGCACAAAATAAAATCACCGATACCGCTTTTGATTACACATCGGCACAACCCTATCGTCAGCCTCAATTATATATTGAAAAAGATGGCGTGAAGGTCGACCCTTGGTGGTTAGAGGGTCAAATTGATGTGCTCATTAAGACCAAAACGCGCACCGATACAAACTATATCGATCCTGCGACTCCAGGCCTGGGACAGTTGATTCCAGGTGGCGATCCGGCTGTCAATGGTTCCTATACGGTATTAAATCGTGAATTTCATGTCTCTACCTATGACGCCACACAATCACCAGCCGCGGCAGCAGGCGTTAATACTATCGCTCTTGGTACGGGCGCTGATGTAGCCAGTGATCGCAACCCTAACGGCACGCATACCATGGATTACACGGGCGGCTCTGGCGCTACGTTGATCGTTGGTGAAGAATTCACCGCTGGTATCGGTAATGGTTTGAAGGTGGGTATTGTGGTATCCGATACAGGTGGCGCAGGGGCTACTGGCACACTTGAATATGTGCTGAAAACTGGCACTAATTTCGTTAATACAGACTCATGTACTGCTGAAATATCAGGCAAGACATTTACCTCACCAACTCCAACTAATGTCGTGGCTGGTTTTGGTACAGATATTCGCTTTAGCGTTATTGATCTGGCGGCCACACCTTCTGGCGGTACGGGCATCACTGGCACCTTCATTCCCGGCGAACCTGTCACTCAGGCGGTAACTGGTGCCACAGGCTTTGTTGTTCTCGCTAATACCACTACCGATCTGCTTTATATTGAGGTTAATACTGGAACATTCTCAGGCGATAACGATATTACCGGCGATGTATCAGCAGCTTCCTGGGATGCAGGTACAGGTGCAACCTATCCATCGGCTACCGAGTTTAACGGTGATCTGAACAATGGTGATGGCGCACAGCCTTACGCAGGTTCTGTATCGGGTGATATCGCCGGTACGGGCGCTGAGACCATGCAGAATATCTACCAATATTCGAAATATGCTGCCGCCCAGGAACAGGCTACGATCTCC